AGGCAAGGTCTTAACTGGATACACATCAGGGGCGGGTACAGTAGCGGCTACAGATACTATTCTTCAGGCAATAGAGAAGTTAAATGGCAATGCTGCGGGGGCTACAGGTACTGTAACTTCAGTCTCAGTAGTATCAAACAACGGCTTTGCTGGCACAGTAGCTACGGCTACATCTACTCCGGCTATAACCTTAACAACAACAGTAACAGGCATGTTGAAGGGCAGTAATGTGTCTGGGATTGTAAGTGCTGGAACAAGTGGCACTGATTACTCACTAGGGACTTCAGCCCTAGCTACTGGCATACTAAAGAGTACAACTACAACTGGCGCATTAACTATAGCGGTAGCCGCAGACTTTCCTACGCTTAATCAGAATACAACAGGCACGGCTTATACATTCATCGGTGACCAAACTAACTGGTCAACATATAGATCAAGCGCTGTAGCAAACATGCTAGGTTGGAAGAACTACGGAAACAATCACGTTATATTTGATGCTTCAGCCAGCACATCTCCAACTGGTTCTGGCGTTAATAACACCAATTCAACGTTCGCGTGGACAGCGACATATCCTACTTTAATGGGATGGAATGGATCACAAACATATGGCGTGAGAGTTGATTCTGCTCGTATAAGTGATTCAACCAATGCTCTTAATTCAGCCACTACAGTAGTGAATGTGTCATCTGCAACGGCTCCTACTGTTGGTCAATACTTAATAGCAACTAGCAGCACGGCGGCAACTTGGCAGACCCCCCCGTCTGCGGGGGGATTCCCCGCTGGAACAGCAATGATATTTAAGCAGACCGCTGCTCCTACAGGCTGGACAAAAGTTTTAACTAATGATAATTCAGCATTAAGGGTTGTTACTGGAACTGCAAGTTCTGGTGGCTCTGTAGCGTTTACTACGGCATTTGCAAGTCAGGCTGTTGCGGGGACAAACGGGGTTTCTGGAGCTACCACTTTAGCAACAACGCAAATACCGTCTCATTCTCACACATCTGCCGTTGTTACATCAGCCAGCAATGGATCAACTGGTGGCGCAGCGAGTCTACGCTTCTGCAACAGCGGGTCAACTGGCAACGCAGGAGGTGGTCTGTCACATACTCACCCAGCCGCCACGTTTACAGGTACAGCGATTAACTTAGCGGTAACATATGTAGATGTAATTGTTGCAACAAAAGATTAACTAATATAACCGGAGCAAACAAATGAAACTAACAATCATACCTTCCGATGAGGCTGTCTATGAAGACGGACTCTGTTATTTAAATCTGGTATGGGAAGGAACCCCCGTTAATGTACACGCTCTTCAATGGCAAGATGTTGCTGGATGGATTGAGTATGTGGATCAGCCTAACGAAGATATAACAGTGCTGCCAGAATGGGCAGATAACGCAATGGCTGCATGGACGGTGGCTAACACCCCAATTCCTCCAGAGCCGCCTACAGCCGCAGAGAATCAAGCAACTGCTTCTGGTATTTTAAGTTCTACTGACTGGACAACCATAGCTGATGTAGCTGACCCTATTAACAGCCCGTATTTAGCAAATCAGGATGAGTTTATAGCGTATCGTAACGAGATTAGAAATATAGCTGTTTATCCAACTGCCGGTGATTTAGTTTGGGCTACCCCTCCAGTAGAAGTTTGGAAATAAGGGGAAAATCATGGCAAGCACATATACACCAAGTCTAAAGATAGAGCTGATGGCTACTGGCGATCAGGTTAATGGATGGGGCGATACAACCAATAGCAACCTTGAGAACGGATTGGAGCAAGCTATTGTTGGTCGCGGCGTGGTTGAATACACCAGCGATGCAAATAAAACCATTACCCTTACTGAGTCAAACTCCAGTCAGGACGCAAGAAACCTGTTCTTGTACGTTGACACTGATATGTCTACAACCCTTACTGTGACTAGGGACTTAATAGTCCCGACAATAGAGAAGACATACATTGTTCACAATGATACGGCAGGCGCACAGAGCATTAGAGTAAAGACATCAGGCGGCACAGGAATAACAATTCCTAATGGCAAAAAAGCACTTCTGTATGTAGATGGGACTAACGTAATAGATCAGCTTAATTACCTTACATCCGCAGAGATTGGAACGCTAACCCTTACCAACCCAGTGCCAATTGCCTCTGGTGGAACCAACGCAACGAGCGCCAGCGCAGCTAGAACGAGTCTTGGTCTGGCTATAGGCACAGACGTTCAGGCATACAATGCTGGTCTTCAAGACATATCTGGGCTGGCTAAGACAAACAATAATTTTATAGTTGGGGACGGGACAAATTGGGTGGCTGAATCAGGAGCTACAGTCAGAACATCGTTGGGGCTGGGCAGCATGGCTGTTCAAGATTCTAATTCGGTGTCTATTTCTGCTGGAACCGCAACACTAACATCAATAACCACTAATTCTGCCACAATAACTGGCGGGACAATTACAGGCATTACTGACTTAGCCGTGGCTGATGGTGGTACGGGGTCATCCTCTCTTACTTTAAACAGCGTCTTGATAGGGAATGGAACTGGCGCTTTATTAGCTGTTGCCCCAAGTACGACCGGAAATGTGTTAACTTCTAACGGAACGGCGTGGACTTCAACGGCTGCTGCAGCTTTTGCGGCAGGGACGGTTATCCCGTTTTACAATACTAACGCCCCTACTGGATGGACCAAGCTGACCACTCAAAATGATAAAGCGTTAAGAGTTGTATCTGGTAGCGGCGGAGTTAGCGGTGGGTCAGTTGCTTTTTCAACTGCGTTTTCTAGTCAGGCTGTTACAGGGACAAACGGAGCTTCAGGAGCTACTACGCTGACTACAGCACAAATTCCAAGTCACTCGCATACTATTAGCACTGGCGGAGGCAGTTTTAACTCTATTATAACAAGAGCTGGTAATACAGTGACTGGATCAAATTCCACGGACGCCACAGGAAGTGGCGACTCACATACCCACTCAGCCGCTGCGTTTACAGGAACAGCGATTAACTTAGCTGTTCAATATATTGACCTGATACTCTGCAGCAAGGACTAATATGGCTAAAGACGCTAAAGTATTATGCCCATTGATGGGTACTGAGTGCATCGAGGATGGCGCTATTAAAGACGGTGAGCTGGTCAAATGCCGGTTCTGGGTGCATGTGCAGGGTATAAATCCTCAGACTGGCGAGACGGTTTCTAACGGAGACTGTGCATTTTGCTGGACCCCAATGTTGTTGATTGAAAATAGTCAACAGCAAAGGCAGACTGGCGCTGCAGTAGAGTCATTTAGGAATGAGATGGTCAAGGCTAATGAATCTGGTCAGCAACTCCTACTTAACACAACCAAGGCGGCTAGAATAACTCTAAACAATGGAGTGGACTAATGGCTATAAAACAGAAGATTTCTAATGCGGCAAATAAAGTTGAGAAGGTAGTCGCCAAGGTTGATGAGGTTATCATCAAGGCTGACCCTGTTGCAGATAACTTTCTAGACCTAATTAAAAGATCCAAGAGAAGCATGACAGTGATACTGATTATCGGTTTTCTGGTGTGGCTAATAACGTAAGCTGGTTTGTTACGCGGTGGCGACCATCCGCTGCATGGCTGTACCTTCTGATATGCATACTGGACTTTGCTGTCTTTCCAGTATTATGGATGACGCTTCATCCTGAGCAATGGACTCCCCTAACCCTGCAAGGGGCAGGGGTCTTTCATCTTAGTTTTGGAGCAATAATCGGAATTTCAGCGCACAGCAGAGGGCAGGAGAAGATTGCTCTAATCAATAGGGAATAATAAGATGTTTCTGATGGCGCTTCCCTTGGCTACCAAAATCACCATCGCTACAATCATCGCTGTGACGATATTCGGTAGCGGTCTATACTTGGGTAACAGAATCGGCGTAAGTTCGTGCCAGCAGTCTGTAATCGACTCGCAGGTACACACCATCGCAGCTATCAAGGAACAGGTCGTTATTTCAGACCAAGTGACCACAGAGTATGTAAATACGGTAGCAAAGATACAAACTAAGTCACGCGAGGTACTGACAAATGCCAAAATTTCTACTGCTTCTCTGTCTGGTGATTTCAGGCTGTTCCACGATGCCGCAGCAGACCCCTTTTCCCAAGCCACCGGAACTGCTGATGCAGCCTCCGTTGAAGCTCAAGACCTTGCCGATACCCTCTCAGCCAATTACAGTTCGTGCAACCAGAACTCAGCAACGCTAGAGGCGTTGCAAGATTGGGTTAGAAAGCAGGCATTAGTAGAATGAACCTCTCCAAGAACTTCACCCTAGAAGAGCTTGTTAAGAGCGAGGCTGCCCTTCGTTTAAACATTCCCAACATCCCAACCAAGGCGGAGATAGAGAATCTACGGGTTCTATGCGAGAAGATATTACAGCCGATTAGAGATAAGTTTGGCAGAGTTAAGATTAATAGCGGTTACAGATGTAAGGCTGTTAACGAGGCTACAGGCGGCTCTAAGACCTCTGACCATATGACTGGATGTGCTGCAGATTTAGAGATACCGGGAATGGCTAATTATGATCTTGCCTCGCATATCTCTCAGAACTTTAAGTTCACACAGGTCATCTTGGAGTTCTACACAAGAGGTATCCCTGATAGTGGCTGGGTTCATGTATCATACAATCCAGAACGCTTGATAAACCAAGCATTAACTGCGGTCAGGAAGGATATTAAGACCGTATACCTACCGGGATTATACGCATAATGGCATTCCAGAGACTGCAGTTCAGACCGGGAGTTGTCCGAGATCAGACCAATTACACTGGCGAAGGCGGCTGGTGGGATGGCGACAAGGTACGCTTCTACTCAGGCTATCCACAAAAACTAGGCGGCTGGAGAGAATATACCGCCAATACCCTGATAGGAACCTGCCGTCAGATGTGGGGCTGGATCACCACATTCTCTGACAACTTCCTTGGTCTTGGGACCAATGCAAAGGTCTATATTGAGGCAGGCGGAAACCTTTCTGATATCACCCCATATGCAGATATATCTGCTGCTGGAGACGTAACATTTTCAGCAACTGCTGGTTCAGCCACAATCACCGTTACAGATATTGGAGTTTCAGCCTCTGCTGGAAACTATGTGACCATTAGCGGAGCATTGGGTCTGGGTGGGAATATAACTGCCGCAGTCCTGAATCAGAATTACAAGATTGCTACAGTTGTTAGTGGCTCTGAGTACACCATCGAAGCCAAAAGCCCAACAACAGGTCTGCCTGTTTTGGCAACCTCTGTAGACGCATCAACCAACATCTTCACCGCCAATGTTTCAGACGTTATTACATTCACTACATATACCCCAGTACTTGATGATGTTTTGTATGTAAGTACAACCTCTGCTCTGCCAAGTCCTCTGGTCATTGATACAAAGTATTATGTAATAGCCCCGGCTGGCTCAACCTGCGAACTCTCTTTAACTATTGGTGGTGCGGCTATAAATATCACCACAACAGGCGCAGGAATTCAGTCAGCCCAAGGAGCAGCTACCGTTGGAAGTTATGAGATAGATGTTGGCGACATTGGTGGGACATTTGGGTATGGGTGGGGGGTAGGGGGGTGGAGTAGGGGTGGGTGGGGATCTGGAACAATCAACCCAGTTGCTCTGCCACAAAGAGACTGGTGGTTTGATAACTTCAATAATGACCTAGTTATGAATATCCGCAATGAGGGTATTTATTATTGGGAAAGAGGGGGCGACCCAGATGCTGATTTGTCTTTAGCAGAGAGGGCAATATCTTTACAGGAAGTAGCAACAGCCAATGGCTTTGACCCTACCTTGTGTCCGTTTCAAGCAATGCAGATTCTTATCTCTCAGAATGACAAGCATCTAATTGCGTTTGGGGCAACAGAGTATGGCGAAACAACCGCAGAGAAATTCAATCCTCTGTTAATAAGATGGGCTAATCAAAATGAGCCTTCCAATTGGCTCGTTAGTGCCTCAACCTCTGCTGGATTCTTGGCTGTATCTAGAGGATCTAGAATCATAAGGGCAGTAGCAACAAGGCAGGAAATCTTGGTCTTTACTGACACCCATCTATATACCCTGCAGTTCACTGGGACTACAGATGTATTCTCTATACAAGAATACGCAGACAACATATCAATACTCAGCGGTAGGGGCGTAGCCACTGTTAACAACATTACCTACTGGATGGGTAGAGATAAGTTCTATTCTTACTCAGGTCGAGTAGATACATTGCCAACGACATTAAGAAACTATGTCTTTAATGACATGAACTTTGATCAAGCCGAGCAAATTATCTCAGGCACTAACGAAGGCTTTAATGAGGTCTGGTGGATGTATCCAAGTCTAACCAGCCAGACAAACGACAAGTACGTTATCTACAACCATCTTGAAAAGATCTGGTACTACGGAAACATAGAGAGGACTGCTTGGCTGGACTCTCCTTTAAGAGATCATCCGCAAGCTGTGCGTACAGACTTTGATACTCAGATTGGGACTCTGCTAAATCATGAGGACGGCATAGACGATGATGGACTCCCTATGGAGTCCTATATCCAGTCAAATGACTTTGATATCAATGAGGGCGACAAGTTCACCCTTATCAGACGGATAATTCCTGATGTCTCATTTGACAACTCAACTGCAGTAGCTCCTGAAGCAACCTTCACAATGAGGTCTAGGAACTTTCCGGGGTCATCTTTTGCCAGTAATGTTGATGATTCGGCTAGTGTCATTTCTGCATCAGTAGATACATTTACGGAACAGATCTTCATTAGGGCTAGGGCAAGGCAGTTAGCTCTAAAGATTAGTTCTGATGGATTGGGAACGCAGTGGGCATTGGGTACACCAAGGCTTGATGGTAGGACAGACGGAGAACGCTAATGGCAATGGTGTCATTCAGAGCGTCTCCTCTACCTAACCCTAAGCCAGAATATGACAGGGAGTACATGCTTCAGCTCATTCGAGTGATTGAGCTGTACTTCAATAAACTAGACTCTAATGCCCCTCTCTTCAATCAGTCTTACAGGGGTGACTTCTTCTATGGCGGTGAGTTCATAGGGGATCAGTTTACCGGCGGTGACTTTGATGGCACTACATTTACTGGGGATCACTTTGTAGGCGGAGACTTTACCGGCACATTCATAGGGTCTGGACTAGCCGTTACTCTGCCCTATGGATCGTTCTACGATACAACCAATCAAGCTGGCGGAAGCGTAACCACTGAATACCCGATGCGTCTTGCAGCTACAGACATATCTAGCGGGGTATCGGTTGGCTCTAGATCTGCTGCCTTCACAGGCTCAATAGCTCTTACAGTTCTAACTGTAGCCTCTGGGTTAACAGGGCTTATCTTTCCGGGCATGTTAATAGCAGGAACCACAGTTACTGCCGACACCTATGTTATTGACCAGTTATCTGGTACAAGCGGTGGCGTAGGGACGTATACCGTCTCTGTGTCTCAAACAGTGACCTCAAGAGCCTTAACCGGGGCTATGGCAACCAAGCTCACTGTGACCAATGCAGGGATATATAACTTACAGTTCAGCGCTCAGTTTATTAATACTGATGTCGCGGCTCATGACATTGATATATGGTTTAGAAAGAACGCAGCCACCCCTACAGCGGCAGGCATAGCCAATAGCAATAGCGTCTTTACAATCCACAGTAGTCATGGCGGGGTAAACGGGCAACTCATTGCCGGTTTAAACTATATGATCCAATTAGCTGCTGCTGATTTCTTGGAGATCATGTGGCATGGAACTGATTTAGGGATAAGTATTGCAACTATAGCCGCTGGGTCTACTCCCACCACTCCACAGTCTCCCGGAGTCATAGCTACATTGCAGTTTGTATCAGCAATACCTTGACGTTTAAATGCAGGCGAGGATAATGTAACTATGCAGCTAATAGACCCCCAGACTACATCGAGCGAAATGGTAGAATTTACTGCCACTATGAGCGCGATGAGCGGAGACATGATCGAAAAGCTGTTTGTCATTGAAGCTGCATTAAAGCAGATGCCTCAAGTTGAAGCCCCATTACGCCATTGCTTCGGTAATAAAGTCTACGTCCGTGAAATGACAGCGCCAAAAGGCTCTATCATCATTGGCAAGATGCACAAATTCAAGCAGGTAAATATTGTCGTCAAGGGTGACATTTCAGTATTGACTGAGGACGGCTGGAAGCGTCTAAAAGCAGGCGATATGTTTGAGTCGCCGGCTGGTATCAAACGCGCTGGGTTCACGCATGAAGATACTGTATGGACAACAATTTGCGGGACGGAAGAAACCGAAGTTGACAAAGCTGAGGATGAATTGACTATTGGTAGTTACCAAGAATTTTTACAGTATAAAGGAAACCCATTATGTCTTTCATAGCGGCAGCAGCAGCAGCGGGGACAACCGTAGCAGCAATGCAAGCGGCAGCGATAGCAGGAGCAACAGCAGCGCAAGTGGCAGCAGCAACAACAGCGGCAGCTACAGCTTCAGCACTCGCATCCACTGCCGCCGCTGCCAGCCTGCCTTCTGCCGCAATGCTGTCAACAGGAGCTGCTACTGGAATTGCTCCGGGTGTTGTTGCCCCCTTAATTCCTGCAGTTATCCCTACTGCCGCTGGAATTGGCGGGGCTATGCCTTCTGCCGCAATGCTAGCAGAAGGAGCCGCTACTGGAATTGCTCCGGGTGTTGCCTCCGGTGGACTAGGGGCTTTACCCACCACAGTCGCAACAACAGCCGTCCCAGCACTTGCAGAGCAGAGCTTTAGTCAGGTAACAAAGGAAGCGGCTAAAACAGCAGGTAAAGAGGTGGGAGAAGGAGCATCTAAAGAAGCTCTTACTGCAGGAAATCAACGGTTCCTCCAAAACTCTATGGCAGGAAATCAAAGCGGCGGCATGACTATAGCCAAGCCTCCCACAACCCCTGCTCCCGCACCGTCAAACCTTGTTTCTGTAACTCCGCCAAAGACACCCACCTTGCCTCAAGCCGGTCCAATGAACTATGGCAAATCCATCAGCCCTACTGATGTGGTCAAGGCTCCAGCTCCAAAATCAACCGCTTACCTTCCTGATGTTGCCGCCCCATCCAGCCCATTTAATGCTGGCAGAGGCGGACTTGGCTCTGTCGAGACGTCTTTAAGCCCAAAGGTTACAAACCTTACTAATCCCGTTAATGAGGCGGGAACTGATCTTATGATGAAGTCTATTGCAGACTCCACCGTACACAGAACGCCTTTGCAAAAGGCTGGTGATTTTGCAATGGATAACAAAATGGAGCTTGTTCTAGGCGGTCTGGGTCTGGCGCAGATGATGCCTCCAAGTAGCGGGGTGAACCCAATCTCAGAAACAATGATTCGCCCCTACACCTATTCCGAAGAAGATACCTCTGACCAAGAAGCAGATCCAAGCGGCAGAGAGAAGATTAGATACTCAAGCAGCTATGCCGCAGGAACTCCATACAAAGCAGCTCAAGGCGGCTTACTAAGCCTACATAGAGGCGGTAACTTCCTGAGTGGTCGTGGAGATGGGATGAGTGACGACATACCTGCTATGATAGGAACCAAGCAGCCAGCTAGGTTGGCTGATGGAGAGTTTGTCATACCAGCAGACGTTGTCTCCCACATAGGGAACGGATCAAGCAAGGCAGGGGCAGAAAAGCTCTATGCAATGATGGACAAGATTAGAAAAGAAAGAACTGGACGCAAGAGGCAGTCTCCTCAAATCAACGCAGCAAAGTATCTGCCTAGATGATGGATCTGTCATTAGTGCCACCGGGAATGGTTTGCTCCATCCTCCCGCAGATTCTACCGTATCTGAAGGTATCAGAAGAATGGACGATGGGAAGAGCGACCGCTGACGATATACTGTCATTCATCCTCTCCCGTCAAATGCAACTGTGGGTAGTTATGGATGACCAGAATATATACGGTCACTTGATAACTGAGGTTAAGCAGTATCATCAATGTAAGATGTTTGCTATTCAGTACTGTGCGATGGAACCACATGTAATGGAGCAGGTATCTGACAGGATGCAGGAGTTAGCAGAAGGCTATGCAAAGGCTGCAGGATGTGTGGGGATAGAATTCACTGGCAGACCGGGATGGTCAAGAGCAATAAAGAAGTATGGATACGAAGTACAAAGCATCTCGTTCCAACGATTCTTTAAATAGGTGACAGCATGATATATAACCATTTCTCAATGCTCCCAGAGGGAGCGTTTAAACCAAGATGCGGAAGAAGGGGTATGACCCTAGAAGGTGGTGGCGGTACGCCCCCTCCAATGCCTACCCAGACATCTCAGGTCTCCGTACCAGAATACGCCAAGCCATACATGGAAGCGATGCTGGGGCAGGCAGGCGCTATAACTGGCGTTAATCCAGAAGGCTCTCCGGGCGCTCCGTATCAGGCATACAAGGGAGATCGACTTGCTGTAGCAACCCCAGAGCAAGCGGCTGCTAGATCATCCGTAACAGGGATGGCTCCTTCTGCTAACTTTGGCACAGCAACAGATCTAGCTACGGCGGCTGGGGCATCAAGTCTAGGCGCTGGTAACTATGCCCCTTCAGGATTTGGAACTAACTACGCAACAAGGTCTTATTCACCTACAGCGTTTAACGCAGCTACAGTCACCCCTGAGAGAGCAACATCCGCTACCTTTGGCGCGGATCAAGTAGCACAGTACACCTCTCCTTACATGCAGGCGGTTGTAGAACAGCAAAAGATTCAGGCAATGCGGGATGCACAGATTGTTCAGAAGAATGCAAACCTATCCGCTGCGGGTCAAGGTACATTTGGCGGAGCCAGACAGCTTATTGGTCAGACAGAAAGAGAAAGGGCATTAGGGTCTCAGTTAGGCGGTATACAGGCTCAAGGTCTTCAGTCTGCATATGAGAACGCACAAGCTCAGTTTGAACGCGACCAAGGTCGTGCCATGACAGCACAAGGGCAGAACCTTCAGTATGGCACTCAGGCTCAACTAGCTAATCAAGCAGCAATGATGGATGCTCAGAAAGCCGCAGAAGCCTCTAGACAGTATGGCTCAACCTTTGGGGAGTCATCAGCAGCCAGAGAAGCTCAGTTGTCTATGGACGCTCAAAAGGCAGCAGAGCAGTCTAGGCAGTTTGGGACAACCGCTGGTCTGCAAGGATCTAACCAAGCTATCACCGCAGCTACAAGTCTTGGCAACTTAGGCGCTCAGAGGCAGACAGCAGGAATAGACCTAGCTAAAGCTCAGGAAGCCTTTGGCGCTATGGACCAGCAGCAACAACAGCAAGCGCTTGAGATTGCTTATCAGAACTACATAGATCAAAAGGCGTACCCGTATAAACAGCTTGGGTTCATGTCTGATCTGTTGCGTGGGAGTTCAAATCTTGCTGCTACAGGCGGCAAGACAGTATATGAAGCTCAACCAAGTCTAGCCCAGCAGATGAGCGGGGCTGGTCTATTAGCCGCTGGTCTTGCTAGAGAAGGAATGAAGTCATGAATCTCATAGAGCTTTCAAACAACCTAAAGGACGTTCCTGATCATTACCTGATGAATGAGGTACAGCAGCCTACAGGCGCTTACCCAGCATATCTGGTCATCTCAGAGCTAACTAGACGCAAAGGAATGCGAGATAGGGCGCTGAAGAATGATCCTAAGTCTACCGTTGTAGAAGATCTGACTCAGCCTAATAGGGAGCAGATGATGTCTGCTGTTGCTCAAATGCAACAGCCAGCACCACAACAACAGCCTCTGCCTCCTCAGATGCCTATGCCTCCGCAGATACCTCAGATGCCTGCTGCTGGTCTGATGGCTACCCCACAGGCTAGTTCATTAGCCGCTACAGATGCAATGGCTTCTCCCCGTAAGCGTATGGCTGGCGGTGGGTTAGTTGCATTCCAAGAGGGTGGTGATGTTAAGAGGTTCCAGCAAGGCGGGATGCCGTTTGAGCTTCTACAAACAGCGAATCAGTCGGATTCAAATAAGTTGGATGAAAATCTTCCTGCTTTAAGTAAGGCTACGCAAAAGGCGTATGGGTCTTTAAGTGGGGCTGTGCAAGGAATGTTTGGGTCTCCGGAAATAAAGAAGATTGATCCTGAGACTGGTGACGCTGTTAGTCTTGGCGAGTACATGAGAAGACAGCAAGCAAAGGAAGTGGCTATTGGAGCTAAAACTATACAGATGCAGAAAGATGCTGCTCAGGCTGCTACCCAGAAGCAGGTAGCGGCTGATCAGGTTAATGCTGAGAATATGGGTCCGCCAAGACCCAATATCGCTCTCTCTAGAGGCTCTCTTGGAGGCTCTGCTGTCAAGTCTCCAGAAGTAGATCCGTTTGCTGCTTATTATCCTAAAGCGCTTCCAACCGAGGAAGAGTTTGCTGCTGCCCAGCAGAGACAGACTGAGAGATATAACAAAGATGTCCCAGATAGACTTGTTGGGACTGAAAAAGAGCTAGGCACTCGCACTCAGAATCTTAAAGATCGCAGAAAGTCTGCATTGAATGAAGCCCTTATGATGGCTGGCATTGGGGTTCTAAAATCCAAGTCTCCCGGTCGTTATTTTGGCGAGGGCGCAGAAGAGGGTATGTTAGCTTATCGTCAGAGCATGAAAGATGTTCGTGGCGGAGAAGACCTAATGACTCAGGCTAGACAAGACTTAGCCAAGTCACAGCTCTTGCAAGATCAAGCTAGATACAGCGCTGGACAAGCTGGTCGTCAAAACATGCTTGATCAGTACAAAGCCACTCTAGAGGGTCAGCAAGTTGGCGGGAACCTTGCTGCCAAGAAAAGGGAGCAGGATTTTACGGCAGCAGAATTGCCAAGCAAGATTGCAGGGAATTATGGCTTGGCTGATCTTTATAAAGCCAGATCTGAAACGCAAGGAGAAAATTCTGCGTCTGTGGAAGCGGCTAAAGTTAGGGCTGCTTACGCGATGGGGAAGACAGATCCCAAGTTGCTTGCCACTGCTAGAACAAGGTTAATGGCACTTGGTATCTTCGATAATCACCCACAATACGATCAGCAGCTTGCAGAAGAGTACCAAAGGTTAATGGGTCTTGCTGGAGCTTCTGCTCAACCGGCAGCACCAAAGGAAATTAGGGGCGTGGCTGAGGGCGCTCGACAATAATGGCATATGAAATAGATCTGCCAGACGGGTCTCGTGGGAGAATCCATGATGATGTCCCTAGAGCCAAGGCTCTAGAGGTTGCAAAACGCGCCTATCCAGAAGCATTCCCACCTCCACCCACAGCTTTAGGTCAGGCTTTAAACGCTCCAAGGAATATTGCAAGGGGAGTTGGGTCTGGTCTGGTCCAAGCTGTAGGGGGGTTAAGCTCTCTCCCATACGCCGCTGCTCGTTATTTCAATCCAGAGATGACTCCGTTTGCAGAGACGGGCTTTGGCAAATCAATCACAGAAACAGAGCAATCATTAGCCCCGACCGATGAAGGTCTTGGGTCTCAGTTTGCACATGGCTTAGGCTCATTCGGATCAATGCTTGGTCCGCAAGCTGGGCTAAAAGGTCTTGGGACAGTAATAAAGGGAGTTGCTCCTCGCGCAGCAGCTCCTGTAGCAGTCGCTCAAACAGCCGGTCTGGGAGCAGAAGAAGCCCGTCAGCGAGTAGAGACCGCTCGTGCTGAAGGTCTAACAGTTACCCCCGGTCAAGAGTTTGGATCGTTAGTCGCTGGTGTTCCTGCTGGACTAACAGAACTCCTCCCAATACAGAATCTATTCAGAGCCACTAAGGGTCTGTCTAAAGCATCCGATCTAACTCCGCTTGCTTATGGCAAGAGAGCGCTGCAGCAAGGTGCTGTAGAAGGCGTACAGGAAGCAGGCTCAGGAGCCTTACAAGATGTTATAGCTCAACAGATATACAATCCTGACCAAGAGATCGGTGGATCAGCCCTTAAAGAGGGGGCAATGGGTGCTGGGGTAGGTGGGGTAGCTCAGGTAGGTCTGGATCTAATTCTCAGGAAGGACATCCGCAGAGACTACCAAGCAAGCCTAGCCAAGAAGGATAAGGAAGAGATAGATAAGGCTATGCAAGCGGCTAAGGATACCGCTGATGCAGACGCTGCTTCACGTCCTAAAGAGAAGATGGCGGCTGCACAAGACAAGCATCCTATCTACAATCCGTTAGGAAACTTCTCAGCCCAGAAGCAGACCGTTGCTGATGACGGGACTACAACTCAGTCAAGCGGTTTAAACGCAGATCATCTGGCGTTCATTAACAAAACAAGGGCAGAAGCAGGTAAGCCTCTACTGAAGTCGTTCTCTGTAGAAGATCTGTCTGATGCCGGTATGCCTCAGCAAGAAATCAGCAATCTAATTGCAGAGAAGATGGGGTTTGTCCCTAGCGATACAGATGTAGCTAACGCTCCTCAGCACATAGCAACCGTTTTAAACATCGCCGGACAGAAGAATGTAGATACTGACTCGCAAGGATTCAGAGATTTCCTTCGTAGGTCCACAGGCACAGATGATTTAAACGGTATGAGTCCGCCTCAACTGTTCTCTGCTATCAAAGCTGTCAGTGCATTACCTATCTCGAAGACTCCTTTGAATCTGGCAGGCACAAGCGCCACTCGCTTCTCGGAAGAGCAATACGATGTAGCGATTAATAATTTAAACGCTGACCATACAGAAGACAACGCTCTCTCGTTAGCGGACACTATCGATAAGATCAAGGGCTACACTGGATTGAAGAACGATGTGGATGCAGAGTCATTACTGCATACCGCAGCCGGTCGGGGCGACCTGTACGCAAAGTCATACCCCAACCCAGACGGGACGACTAATATCAATGTGCATGTTCCAAACGCCAACAAGGTAGCTGGCGGTCCTGACGTTAGAGAGAACACATACGCATCTGATTCTGTGCCTGAGTCTTATGTAATTAAGACATCGCAGGGTGACCTAGAAGAACATGCAACTGAGGACAAGGCTAAGTCAAGAATAGATACCCTTTCCGCTGCGCGGCAGGGTCTTGCAGTTAGAAGCACCAGAGAGGCGGCTAAACTAGGGGACCAGATTGCCCAGAGCCAGACCGAGCTAGACACAATGGCTGCTCAGGGACTGACCAATACCATTGAGTATCAGACCAAGGCTGCAGGCTTAGAAAGCAAGAACCAAGCAAAGCTCGCTAAGATAGAGAGTTTAAACGCAGCCGCTGAGAATTTGGCAGAGCCTCTGACGATTGAGCCTAGAGGCGAGAAGATCACCACCAAGTCTGACTACACTCTGTATGACAACAACGAGGCAGCCGGAACATTTGATAGTAGAGAAGAGGCGCAAGCGCATGCTGTGTCTAAACTGCCTGACGATACCCTGCGTCAGATAATAGCCGCTGCGCCTAACCAGAAGGGCGACCTAGCCGCTGAGTTGAGTGTCATGGCTCAGGATGAGCTGAAGGCTAGATACGGCTCTGTAGAGGGTATACGCGAGCCTCATATGGTCGGTAACAAAAAGGCAGAAGAAAGGTTGTTAAGTGCCGGTATGTTTACTGGACGCTTCAAAGAACAGGCAGCAGAGTTAGACAGAAAGCTTCGTCCGATGATGACTCGCCTTGGCTTGGGTGATCTGCATTTAAACATCGTTAACGCAATCAGAGCGAGCAACGAATCTACGGCAGACGGCGAGTATTCCAAGAAGCTAATAAAGATTGCTATAGATGCCGAGAAACCAATGAGGGTTCTAAGGCATGAGGGTGTCCATGCCCTTAAAGAGTTGGGTGCTTTCTCTAAAGACCAGTGGAGGGTCCTAGAGAACAAAGCCAAGTCTGAGTGGATCAGCAAATACAATATCATTGAAAGGTATCAGGGTTTAAACCTCAGCCCAGAGGCATTGATCGAAGAAGCGATTGCTGACGCATTCTCTGACTTTGATCAGACCAAGCCTCCAGCAGGTCTTATCGGCGCTGTGTTTAACAAGATCAAGTCCTTCATGGAAGCGTTAGGCAACAGCCTTGACGGGATTGGGTTCCATACAGCCGATAGTATCTTTAGCAAGGTGGAGGCTGGTCGCTTACCCGCCACCAGAGAGCCAACCTCTATGGAGCCTAAATACGGCGCGTTCTCTCTGAGAGAAGCTCCCAAAGGGGAGACATACAATGAGCTTAATAAGACCCCAGAAGGAGCCAAGGTTGCCGATCTTTTCTTAAAGCATAGAGCGGCAGAAGAAAAGGCTAATAAAGATAGGTCGATGAGTCAAGGGCGCTCTGAGGGTGAGGCAGCAAGAGCGTTTAGACGCTTTAATAAAGCCCTTAAAGAATACACAGGCAATGACAAAGAACGTCAGATGAAAATTTCAGGAGGGCTGGGTACAGAGCAGACTCTCTATGACGAGGCTAAAGATCAAGGCAAGTTCTCTCTGAGAGAAGGACCACCGCTGCCTGAGAAGCAAGCTCGTATCTACGCTAGTGAGCTTGAGAGATTGGTCAAGAGAGTTGGCGAGAGGATTGCAGGGATGGAGTCTGGAAAGACTCTAGAGGACGTTAGAACGGCTGTTAAGAAGTTACAGCAATACACTAACGAAGGAATTAAAGGAAAGGAATGGTACGAAGATTCGGCTAAAGCCATCTTGAATGCCTTCAATGGAGACAAGGTTCTTGCTGAGAAGTTCTTCCAAATCATTTCAATCACCTCAGCCAATACAGAGGTTGCTGCTAACTTCACCAAAGCATCTAAAGCATGGGAGCAGTTTGCCCGTGGCGCTGAGATTAAGGTTGGCACAGGAAGAGAGAATAAAGCTGTTAGCGATCTACTGAATTTTGGTATTGACTGGGATGGTCGTAAGACAAATACCTTCTACTCGAACTTCATGGATGCAATGGAAGGGAAGGACAGCGGTCGCTCTACCATTGACCTCCACATGACACGGATGCTGTTTGACCGCGACACCCCTACAGACGCTCAGTATGAATTGGCTGAGAACTTGGTTAGGTTGGTTGCAAGCAAACGAAATCTGCCAGCTAGACAAGTTCAAGCTGCCTCTTGGATAACACAAAAGGCTAAGACAATATTTGAGCGTTATCGTGCGAAGGGTTACAAGAAGGCTCTGAGTGATGCTCAGTTGCGTGAGTACGCAATGGAGATGGCAATCGTAGATTACTCTCATCTACTGGGTAAGCGCACAACACCTCTACCTGTAACAACAAAGCTACAGAAACCATCCGCAGAAACTAGAGCAGAGACTCATGTCATAACCGGAGAAGTCATACCATCCGTATCTTCTGAGATGGGACAGGTCGCAGAATTAAAGCTGAAGGCTAAAGAAGATTTAAACAAGATCATTCTAGACTCAGGCGCTATTCAAGGAATGGCTCGGGCGCTTAACCTTAAAAGCAAGGTTAGGGTATCAGTTGGGAGCGGAGGATATGCTGGAGGCATCACCCCTAATCTAATTGTTCATGTTCATCATGATGACCCAGTGATAGCCAAGCAAGATGCAATGGACTTGTCGCAAGCAATGACCTATGCATTTAAACAAGATGCAGTTCCATTCTTCCGAGCAGACCCAGCTCTGGCTGACAAAGCGCAGCTAGGATATCGGTTTAGATTTAAACGCAAAGAGCTAACCCTGACGCAAGAAAGAAAGATGTTTAAAGCTCTTCAAGAAGAGCTTGGTCCATTGGCTGGATATACAAAGACCCGTGCCAATGAATTGGTTCTGATAAACTACACTGGATCAGATGCATTTGTTGAGTCTGCTGAAGAGTTTGCAGATATTGCAAAGCGGTTTGAAACTAAGATTAACGAGATTGCCGAACTAGAAGACACTTCAGTGTTTGGCGCAGAATCGGAGTACCCATATCATGACTGGACAGAGCAGCCTGCTGGAGAAGATCTTATCAAAGGGCTTCAAACTAGCGAAGCCGGACGATCCAATATACTCAGAAGGCTGGACGATGTCCGTGAATCCTTCAAGTCTTCTGCCAGAGAAGCGGTTAGGTCCGAAGGCAAAGAGCCAAGGTTCTCTCTCCGCCAAACAAAAACCCCAGAGTTTAAACAATGGTTCGGTGACTCCAAGCAAGTAAACCATGACGATTTCGTTGTCCCCGACTGGATGTATCGGGGAGTTAGCGATGATGAAATCATTGGGTCTCCGAAGTTCTGGTATCACGGCACGGCTCGTGACATAGGCACGTTTAAACCCAAGCAGGCTAATTCAATCTTCTTATCGCCCGACCCTGATTTTGCGGCACATTTTTCTGCTCTATCGGCTGACTCGATATCTGAGCATTCAGATGAACTGTTAAGCTCAGAGCATCAAGCAGATCTTAAAGTTATCCTTCAAAAGATAAGAGACAGTCATCGCGCCGGATCGAGTCTGGAAGATAAGCTTAATGAAGCTACAAAAGAATTTGTCCTAGACAGGCTCAATTCTGGCGAGAACATCATGCCCTTATATGTAAGGGCTGAGAAAACCTTCGATTACGAAAACCCTGCTCACATTGAAATTCTCAAGCCGATAATATCTAAAAGATATACCAATCAAGATGGACCAGTAGCAAGAAGTATGCAAGCGCAATATTTAGGTGCGCTTAAAAAGGGGGCTTGGGATACCCTAGAAAACCCAGATATACAGAAGGCTATCAAAGGCGCTGGGTTTGATTCGTATTATGTAGCGGAGGGTGGCAATAAGAACCTCGCTGTATACAGCCCTAACCAAGTTAAGTCTGCTGTAGGAAATACCGGGGCATTCTCTCGCAGCAATGATGATGTCAAGTATTCCATTAGAGCCACCTCTGCCCAAACAAAACCACAAGGCAGATTCGATGAGGCTAATGCCGACCTAAGCCCAGACATGACTGCGGCTATTAACCGCACCACTACCGCCAGAAAGAATGAAGGCTGGTCTGACAGGATAGCAGCGGCATTCTCTCCAAGATCCTTCACTGCGTTTAGACAGGCATTCATTCATGGCGCTGACTCCATTTCTAATCTCACCAGAGAGTCCGCTCTTCAGTTTGGAGAACAGGAATACCATGCTGATCGCTCTGCGATAGCAGCAGTTGTATTTGCTGACCGAGCCGCAGGCATAGCTGCCTCCTCCTTTGTTAACGGTCCACCTGTATATAAGAATGGGTTCGCTTCAGTTCCTGAGAACAGCACTGTCAGGGGCTTGATCCCAATCCTAGAGCCGATAATGAAAGGCGGCGCACACATGTTCCAGCGGTTCCAGTTCTATGCTGGCACACGCCGAGGCAGCAGGCTCATGTATGAAACAAGGGTAGGGAAAGATGGCAAGACCATCACCTCAACCCGTGAACAGAACTTCACCAAGGAAGACATAGAACGCGGCAAGATTCTGGAGAAGATGCACCCAGAGTTTAAACAAGTCTTCGCTGAGTACCAGCAGTACAACAATGGTCTGGTCCAGTTCATGAAGGACACTGGAGTTATCTCCGCTAAAGAAGCAGAACTCTGGACGAAGAACTGGGACTACATTCCCTTCTATCGCCAGATGGATGGAGACCGTATAAACGCTCCAGCTATATTCAGCTCTATCTCAGGCGTTAAGAAACCCAAAGAGTTGAAGGGTGGGGAGGCTCCATTAGCCGACTTCATGGAAACAGTGATACGGAATTCTCGTGCGGCTATTGAGGCTGGTATGAAGAACGTAGCAGGACAACGTACCATCAGAGATCTGCAGCGTTTAAACCAAGCCTCTGAAGTCCCACCTGCAACCAAGGGATACGACATCGTATCTATTAAACAAGCAGGCGTTACCAAGTTCTACAAGGTGGACGACAGTCTGGTCTATGAAGCCCTCAAAGGTCTAGATGCTCCTCATCTACCCTTTGTTGAAATATTAGCAAAGCCAGCCAACTTCCTGAGAGACATGGTGACCAAAGACCCCGGCTTCATGCTGGCTAACTTGGCTAGAGACTCGATGCAAGCTTGGGTAACGTCCGGTGTAAACATGACTCCGCTGTTTGATACATTTAAACAGGCAGGGAAAGCTATGCTTGGGTCTAACCCAGAAGCTGCAGCTTTGGCTAGATCTGGGTACTTCACAGGATATGACTTCGCAGGGGACACCAAGTCTTCAGCCGCTGCTGTAGAGAAAGAACTCCGTAAGCGTACAGGTACTCAGACAGCCGCAGAGAAGGCTCTCATGCCCATCTCTAAGATAATGGATATTCTGGACAAGGGAGCGCACATCTCCGACCTAGCGACTCGCTCAGAGGTCTACAAGAGGGTTCTGGAGGAGACGGGAAACGAGGCAGAGGCAACCTATCAAGCGCTAGAGATCATGAACTTCAGCCGCAAGGGTAACTCAGCCCTCATTAGAATCGTAACGGCTCTTGTGCCATTCATGAACGCTCGTATACAGGGTATGGATGTTCTGTACCGGACGGGCTTTGGTCGGTCAGCCACCCGCAACAACGAACAACAGAAGAAACTGTTTGCGACTAGATCCCTAACGATACTTGGCTTAACAGCCATGTATCTTGCCTTAGCCGCAGACACAGAAGAATACAAGAATGCCACCCCAGAAGAGAGAGATAACTACTGGATACTGGGCGGCTTAGGAAGAATACCAATCCCATTTGAATTGGGTGTGTTGTTTAAAGTGTTCCCTGAGCGCATCTATCAACATGTCTGGGGTATGGATACAGGGGCAGACCTAAGACAGTCCATCGCTAGGAACCTAAGCTCTACGCTGGTAATGAATCCAATCCCTCATGTTGCTATGCCTATCGTTGAGAACATAGCTAACTACTCGTTCTTTACAGGTCAGCCGATTGTCGGGAAGGGCATGGAGGATGTTTACACGCCTTACCAAGCTAACCCAAGCACATCCCTGCTGGCTCAGTTGGTAGGCAAAGAAACAAATCAGTCTCCTCTGAAAATAGATAACCTGATTCGCGGATACACTGGAACAATTGGAACATACGCAGTCATGATGCTAGATGCCGCCATGCGTGGCGAGGGTGATGACGTTAAGGCGACCAAGAAGCTAGAGCAGATGCCTGTGTTTAAACGCTTCATGACCACCAAGCAGGGTTCAGGAACAATCAACGCCTACTACGAACTGAAGAAGGAAGTGGATACTGCGGTGAAGACTGTTAACTTCCTAGAGAGACAGGGTGACTACGATGAGCTTGCTGTATTCCAAGCTGGCAGAGGCGGCAAGCTGCTGGGGATCAAGGACTACATGAATGGTTTAAATGAAGAGATGAGTAGCCTAAGAACCTTCAGAAGAGAAGCAAGACGGTCTAAGATGGACCCAGACAATCTTGCTGAGATAGAGTCTAATATTAAAGACGCAGAAATAAACGTAACGAAGAATATACAATTCGTTAAGAAGGCGCTCGACTAAGCCGCTCCTGCTTCCTTCTTGCCTCTTCTTTTTTCTTACATTCCGCGCACTGAGATCCTATTCTCCGTCCGGTGAATCCGTACTTCGGCAGCATGTCTTCTTTCTCAAACATCTTTTGACATCTCATACAGAACTTTAACATGTTGTTTTATCTGCTCGAAAAGCTCCCACTCCGTACCGTATCTGGATTCAAACTCTGCCTTCCACGGATGGCGTGAGACAAACTGCTTGTTATTAAAGCCAGCCCTGTGGTGCATGGGACATAGCGGGATGGTGTGGAGATCGTCTATCCTCCGACCGTTCTTATGAATGTGATGTATATCAGCGGGTGATGTAACGCCCATTGTGTTTAAGCAAACAACACAGCCGATATCATGCAGATATCGTTTCCATTCAGTGACCGTCATTGTTATACATAGAAGTGGTGAAGACCACAGGTTGCTATTAATTTTAGGTTGCTCCAGCTTGCTGGCTTTGGAATGTAGGTAGCATGAAAATGGGTAGCGTTGAATCGCTTAGTCGAATAGATCGAAGCCTTAGCAGAACTCTCTGCCCTCTTCCATTGCTCACTGTTTATATCTGGTCTGAACTGTGGCTTCAAGACTCCGTTCTCCATCTTCTCTGGAACCCATGAGAACTGGTATGGGGCTAACACAGTCTTCCTTACGTCCATGTCTGGAGACCGGTTCATGACTACATCCGCCACATACTGTTGACACTTGTCAGGCTCAGACCTAGATTCGAAGTACACTGTTAGGGTTAACCACACCAATAGTTCCGTCATGAGCATCCTCCTTGAAACGTCTAAGTTTAGATTGATCCATTACATATCCATTGCCATGCCCTAGATCTTTAATGTTCTCATCTTTTCTTAACTCGCTCGAATAGACCCATCCGGGGAAGTTAACTGAGCTGTCCGCTACAATTGCTAGAATATATATATCGACAGATGCATTTTCTTTTAATGTGCAAAGAAGTCTGCCATTGGGAAAATGAGTGGACTTAACATCATATTTAAACTTCCCCATAACCCCGTCTGCTGTTCCGCTTCTAGGGGACAACCCAAAGTCTGGGAATATGTTTTGATGTTTAGCAAACGCATACTCAGCAGCAAACCCCATTACATCCGCATCAGCACCGTCTTGATCACCTTGCTTTACATCAACCACGTTAGCAGCACGAGCTATCAATGACCGGCTGCGACCAACAAAATTGATGATCAGCAAATCTTCTTGAGTCAGGTTAACTATCATGCGAAAAAGAAGCCAATAACATAAGCGACTAATATCAAAATAACAATCACAGGAACTGATGCTATGAATATCATCAGCCCCTCATGGGCTGACATCTTGCGTTTAAACTTGGTAGTCATTTCATGTCCTCCAGTTGGCGTATGTAGATATCTAACTCTTTGATTCTCTCTGCTAGGCTATAAGCCTGTGACCGCCATGTATCTCTGTTGCCCCTGAGATTGTCTATGTGAGACTGCATAGCAGACTTACAAATAATAAACTCCAGCTCTTTGTTGGGGATCGTGTCATTTTGGCTCATTCTTTTTCTCCTGTTGTTTTGGCAATTCATTAGCCGGATTAGAGTACGCCCTTTCAAATATCTCTAGAAGTACTGGGTCTGCATTTATTTTATCCGCTATCTCTTTGCACCAAGCGCCAACTTCTTCCTTAGTCATTATTGTCATGTGTTCTCCTTCCAATGTTCACACTCACAAACATATCTACCTTCATTGTGCGAGGCGTTTCTTAAAAAACCATGCGGCGCGTTGGGGTGTTTTTTACATTCTCTAACTTCTAGCTCTTGCCCTCGCCCCTCTCTCTTAGCCTTAACAGCATCCCAATGATCATCAATAGCAAGACAAGCAACAGTATAATTAGAATAAGCGGCAGTAACTAAAGCGGCATTCTCCCCAGCAGCATCCAAAGCAGCATCTCTAATGGCAGCACAAACATTCCTATCCTCAGACCAAGCGGCTTCATCTGCTTTCTTTTGCTCTTCTTTGCTCTTTACTTCGCCTTGCTCATAGATATATTCATCCCATTTTTCTTGATCTTCTTTGTTATAGTTCTTATATATCTTCGCCTCAAATTCCTCTTGAGTTGTAATTGTGGCTTTTCTGTAGAACCCTGCGCTATTAAGAACCTCCTCAAGATTTGGACCCATGACTTTAGTAGGACTAGACATTTCCCGTCTGGTCTTATCAGCAACCATATGTGCAAACGCCACTAGGTGTTTAGTGTTAACGTGCCACACCCTGCCCTTGGGGTCTTGGTCAATCGCATCACGCAGCATTTGTGTTACCTCAGCTTCATTCATGCGCCCTCTCCAGTTTTAGTATATCCAGCGTCAGCTTTAAATCTCTTCCAAGGTCTTTCGTCCTCATACTCCTGCTGAGTCCATTGGGCTAAAGAAGCGCCATCTAATGGCGGCAGCTCAAAATACTCCTCAAAGTCCTCTACCGGTATAGTTGGATACATTTCTCCAGCGCCACTTTCACCCCAGAATATCCCTCCACCTGTAATCCTTTTGTACTCACATTCATGCGGATTTAGCAGCTCATCTATTGACCAGAATAAATCTTTGGTTGTATCTGCAACGAGAAACCCTACTAACTCATCTGTATCAATTAGCCTAACAATGTATGCGCTCATGTTAATCATACCTCCCAGCGTTTCGTTTAAACTCTCTGATCCTGTTGCCGCAGATATACTGCATCAATGTCCACTGCATACCTCCCAACAGGCGCTCACCAGTCTCCGCCTCGTTTGTATCTATCGGAGAGATGCTGGTCAACTGACATAACTCTACTTGAGTTAACCCAGCCGCCAGTCTCAATGTCTTAACTGCTTCAGGTGTCTGTATCATTTGTCTAGTAACTTATGAATGGTTTTGTTTTCATTGTTAATGTAGTAACGCCGATGGTTCTGTGCGCCAGTAAACTTAATAGCCTTCTGATCTAACAAAGCCTTTACGCTATACCCTACTGTAGCCTCAGAGATTATGATCCCTCTCAGAGCCTTATCTATGAAACATCCTCTAGTTGAGCCGGGATGAGCCGCTATGTACTTGAGAATAAGCCGCATAGCTTCCGTCTCTCTCTTGATCGGCTTTGCCCTGCTTGCTCTCTTGTACTCCCTCTTCGAGAGAGTCCTTGCATTGTTAACCTCAGCCGCAACATTCTTCTTTCTGGTGGAGATCTCAACAGACTCCAAGATGTCAGCAGCCATGCCATGCAGATGATTCAGCCGATCCTGATACTGCGCCCCGCAGGGATAGGTATTAATCAAGCGACCCATACCGCACCGTAACAAAGTAAATGTCGTTCTTCTTGTAATGACCCTCAATGCGAGGGGATTGATAAGCAAGCTGTTCCTTCATGTACTCCTCAGCGGTCTTTGTCGCAGCCTCAAGAGTCTCGCCAGTGAATGTTCTAGTTTGCATCTGCAACACCTTGTCTATGTTTAAACGAATCGATGTCATCGCAGACTAGCTCACCGAATGACTTACCGGATGGGAACATCATCTGCGCTCCCTTTGTTTCTTTTGCCAATAGCTTCGCTTGCTCAAGACCGTTACTGAACCCTGAGTCATAGTCATTACCTAGCCCCTCCATCCGCATGACAAAGCCTTCACGGGCTATCTGAGACACAGGCATCCTTAGCTTCTTAGCAAACTTCTTTACCTCGTCCCGCAAAGCGGGAGAGATATACACCATCAATGGAACGACTGTTTTAAAACGGGACATTATTTTCCCTCCCTTCAAAATCACGCACAAGATCATCGAACAACTTTTGTGCCGCCTTGTTGCCATTGAGTTCAGTCCTTGACTCTATCAAGCAAGATTCACACACAAATGTGACTGCATTTGCTTCGTTAATTTCTTCACCCAACTCAGGAGCCTCTTCAGCAACCCATTTCTGGAACTCAGTTGTTCTACATAACATGCCAGCCTGCTTGACCCGATTAAAATATGAATGACCGCTCTCGTCCGATTCTATTTTAGACATAGCGACCATGTATCTAGACCCAATGAAATCCCTCAACAACTCATCAGGGACTTCATCAGGATGGATCTTCACAGTCAAAACATATCCGGTAGCATCCTGTTTAAGGGCAACCTTCAATACCTCGAACTGCAATGCGTTCATGATAGTTTATGCTCCAGATAATCGATCACCGCCTTGTAGCCGATAGCTTGATGCTCAAGAGAGCTAATCTTGAAGTTGGCGTTATCCAACAAAGACTCAAGAGACAAGATCTGTAAGGACTCACTCTGTCTGTAGCTTGGCTTCGCCGCTACCTTTGCCGGTCTTCCCAATTTCTTCTTAATCATTGTCATCTCCTAGAATGGATCATCGTTTTGAACTGGCTTCTTTGCACCAGACCCACGGTTCTCATCGAATGGTTGAAACGCTATCGACAGGAAGGTATTGCCCTTGGTTGATAGCTTCTTCCAACCTGACATGCGTAGCTTAATCTTCCCGCCAGTTGCGTTCAGTGCATCAAGATCAAGAGTTACATCACCGTAGTACTCTGGTGCGTTGGGGCTTGTCTTAACGCCAGCCGAAAATAATGTACCGCTGTTTAGATATTCCTTTTGCATTACATGTCTCCTTTTAGTTTAATTGCTTTAATTTCCGCAAATTTGGCTTGCAGTGGTTGATACAGGTTAACAAGATCAAAAGCCTTAACTGCATCGACGGTCACCTGATTAGCCTTCCATAGATCGAACATCTCATCTGCCGTCACGCAAGTCTCAGCCCACTCAATCATCTTCTGACTAAATAGCTCAAAGTTTAAACGCTGGGCAGGCTCGTCCTCAACCTTGGCTACTTCAACTACTGGCTGAATCTTGGTGGTCTTTACTGCTTCTTTCGGTACTGCTTTTAACGGCTGCTTCTTTTCTTCTTTCTTTTCATCTTCACGAGGAACCTCTGGGTCATCCCCAGTCTCCAGCATGAAGGTCTTCAGCAGGGCGTACTTGCTTGCCCCTGTTAAAGCCTTGTAGACACCCTTGTCTCCGCTCTTGTCCTGACCAGATCCAACCGCCTTGAACTGGATGTAGTCACCGCTGATATCGAATATCCGATACAGCATCTCTACATGGGTGTTGCCTCTGTCATCCAGCCACATCTTTTCTACTGACGGCAGCATGAACAGTCCAGCCTTGATAAGCGCTGGGCGTATTTTCTTAATAGCCGCTGCCTCAGATGCATAGTTGTAATGCTGGAAGTCATTCGTCTTGTCCTTCTGAACGTAAGTCACCTCCTCCATCACTTGCAGCATCTTTGTCACGATATTGCTCACACCACTTAGCAACCCCACAGTAATTTCCGGTACATCTGATTGATTCTCCGTTCCTGACTTCGACATAACCTTTCTCCTTGTTAGCTAATACTTTTGCTTCGTCTTCACTATCTAAAACACGGATGGCGGTCTTTCTGCCTTCCCTTCTTACTGCATACTGGGTCTGCTTCTCCCAGCGTTCAGATTGGGTACAAAGAGGCAGAGCATCACCAAAGTCATCCAATACCTTGGACTGACGGTGCAGATCTATCCTCTCTCTCAAATATTCGTAGGTCTTCTCCAGCGACCACAAGGGCAGATTAACTACCTGTATAGGCGCTTGGGGGTAGGCAGGGTTTCTCTGAGCCTCCCTGCGACTCCAGTCCCTAATCAATGCACAGACCTGTACTCCGACCACGCGCTCCTTCTTGACCGTCTCAACGAGCCATGCATAGATGTTTTGCTGGGCATCCCACTCGAACTTGTCCTGACGTAGTGACCAAGCAGAGGTGAACTTGTAGTCAGTGATGATGATCCCTTCGGGAGTTATCTGTTGTATGTCTATAGCCCCTGAGAGTTTGACTCCATCTACCTCAGCCATTAGCCGCTCTTCAGTGATGCAGTTCTCAGCCTGACCACGTTCAGCAACAACATGAAGGGCAGAACCCATGAGGTTCCATAGCATGTCTGCTACGTCAGTCTCCATGTCTTCATAGTGCTTCTTGCGTAACCGCTGGATACGGGGAGGGGATATTATTTCTGTGACACTATAGTCAGATGCGCCCTTACTGTAGTAATCTCTGGATGCCAGAGCAACAAGGGTAGCGGGAACATTATGTATATTGGTAATCTTCATTAATTAGCCTCCGTATGGAAATGGGACAATAACACTATCATGGAAGACATGCAAGCATTATCGTTAACAATTTATGGTGAGCCAGCCAGCAAGTCTAACAGTAGACAGCTAGTATCAATAGGCGGCAGACCGGCGGTCATCAAGTCCAAGAAGGCGCTCGGGTATGCCAAGATGTTTAAACAGCAATGCGTTAGGAGGAAGTTATTGGAGGGGAGTGTCGCTGTGCATATCACTATCTACTATGCCAGCCGCAGACCTGATCTGGATGAGAGTTTAATACTCGACCTGTTACAGGACGTAGCCTATACCAATGACCGTCAGGTCAGGGAGAAACACATCTACTGGGGTCTGGATAAGATCAATCCGCGTTGCGAGATAAGGGTGGAAAAAATAAAGGACTCCTTGTGAGAGTCCTTTACCCATCTGGAGGGATGTGCCGCAACCGGAGGCTAATCTGGATTGGTTGTTCGTATTCTAGTACAGCCCATAGATATTTGTCAACCTTGTATACCAATATGTAGATCCCGCAAAATAAGTTTGCTTTGTTCGTAATTAAGAATAGAATTCATCTTCTGCGTGACGGGAAACGGTGGGCGCAGAATGCAGTTACTCCTACCACGGGTTAGTTCTGAAACAGGAGAATGGGCGGCGAAGCCAGCACCCATGAATGAAAAGGCTGGCGGGTCAGCAGGCTCCATTAGGGCAAGCTGTGAAGGCAGACAGTCTCTTCTGACAGGTTGAGGCTAGGTCTGCCCACCAAAAGGGCAGACTTACTTACTGGACGTTACTTATCAGTCCCTAAGTCTTAACTTATCAGTCAAGAGGGCTTTACCCGTGAGAGTCAGAGATTACAAACATGAATACGCCCTTCAAAAGAAGCGAGGGGATGTAGAAGGTTTTCTTGAACGACAGAAAGCAAGACGGCTGTTCGACAAGAAGAAGATCGATAGGTCAGGTAAGGATATCGATCACATCAAGCCCATCCGCAAGGGTGGGTTAACAACAGCAGGCAACCTTAGACTGAGAGACAGATCGAAAAACAAAGGCGATAACAAGTAATTTAACCGGAGGCTATCCAAATGAGTAACGAACTTCATGCGTTCGTATCTGCTATGCATGTGGCAGATACAGATCGCGCAGCTTGTCCTAGTTGTTCCCCAACCCGTAAGAAATTCAATGCCAAAGAACTGGTCATCACCCGCACGGGCGATGCTTGGCTCTATCTATGCCATCACTGTGGCATAAGCGGCAATGTCCCATTCGATAGCACAACCCCACATGTGGAGAGAAAATTGTCAGCCGTTCCCAATATAAAAAAAGAGCCTCTTGATCAAGCCCATTACGATTACCTAGAGACACGCGGCATTTCAAAAGAGACAGCAAACAAGGCGGGACTATTCTCTTCTGAGAAATGGTTCAGCCGTTTAAACAAGATGTCACCTGCCATTGGATTCCCGTATTTCCGTAACGGGGCGATGACCTCAGCCAAGTACCGGAGCATCGAGGACAAGGACTTCACCCAAGATTCCGGTGGGGCGCATGACTTCTTTGGGATTGACCGGATCAATCCCGCTCTGCCTGTGATTATTGTTGAGGGAGAGATGGATGCCTTGACTGGGATGGAGTGCGGGATAGAGAACGTCATCTCCGTACCGGCTGGCGCACCTATCAAGGTGGCTGACGGCAAGGTGCAAGCGAGTGAGGACAAGAAGTTTGCCTTTGTCTGGAATGGATTCGAGGTGCTGAAACAAGCTCCATACATCGTCATTGCAACAGACAATGACTCCGCTGGGCAGGCGCTGGCTGAAGAGTTGGCAAGACGTATCGGCAAGCACAAGTGCAGGCTGGCAGTGTCGGACTACAAGGACTTCAACGAAGCATTCCAGAAAGCAGGGGCAGATGAAGTTAAGCGAATCATAGAAGAGGCAGAGCCGTATCCAGTAGAAGGGCTATCATCTGCTGCCAAGTTTGAAGACCGTGTAAACGATCTGTGGACAAAAGGAACGGGGCAGGGAGTGTCTACTGGGTATTCAAATCTAGACCAGATCTACACCATCTCCCCCGGTCAACTGTCAGTCGTGACTGGGTATCCTAGTCATGGCAAGTCGAACTTTGTAGACCAACTCATGGTCAACCTCGCTCGCAAGCATGACTGGAAGTTTGCCCTATGCTCGTTCGAGAACCAGCCAGAGGTACATATCTCCCGGTTAATGGAGATCTATGCCAATAAGCGGTTCTTTGAGGGTAGTTTAAGGATGAATGAGGCAGAGAAGGATGAAGCGTTCGCATGGGTGCTAGAACATTTCCTTATCATGGACTCAGAGACTGTAGAGCCTGCGACCATAGACTCGATCCTTGAGCGTGGCATAGCAGCGGTGGCAAGGATGGGGATCAGGGGCATGGTCATCGACCCCTATAACTACATCGACATGAGCGGCACTCAGCTATCCGAAACAGCCGCTATCAGCGATCTTCTGACAAGGGTACAAGCCTTTGCCAAGACCTACGGGGTGCATGTCTGGTTCGTTGCTCACCCAGCCAAGGTGTCAAGGTCGGGAGCAGAACTCCCAAGACCTGACGGCATGAGCATCTCAGGGTCAATGGCATGGTGGGCGAAAGCTGACTGCGGCGTAACTGTCCACAGGGGTGAGGGTACAAGCGTAGAGGTGGTGGTCTGGAAGTGCCGATACAGGTGGGTGGGTACGCAAGGCGAAGCCCTGCTTCAGTACAACAAGACAACCGGGACTTATACACAGCCTCTGGATGACTTCTGATTTATACCTGTTTATACCTGTTTTGGGATATAAATAGGTATACCTTTTAAGTCGGGCTAGGCAGACATGCTGAAGATAGCTAGTGGGGTTCTGAGTCGGGAAACCCAGTAAATCCCCTAGCCAACCGCCTGACTTATTCACTTTGCTATTCACTTTGCTATTCAGATGGCAGGGGTCAAGGGGTTGAACCCATTTTAGTAAAAGGGTCAAACCCCTCCCTCCCTCGTATTAAAGACTGGCACAAATGGCACAAAAACTCTGGGAGCTTTTAAAACTTCTAAAAGTTTGACTCAAACCCTTACTGGCATTGGGTTGCAGAGGATAAAATAATAAGCGTTGGCGTAGTGGCACAAATGGCACAAGACTGGCACAAGGTACGTCTTGACCCCAAAACGGGAATCTGGGAAACACTGGGAATCCCACTAATACCGCTCTCATACCGCTCTTAATACCGGTATGCCCCCTGAAACCCATCACCTATAGGATTTCTAATACCGGTCTTCATACCGGTATTTACATTAGCCAGTTTAAACAGTGATCCTTTTGCAGGTTGCTAAAACTGGTAAACCGGAAAACCGAACAAACCCAACAAACCAACCAAACCCATATACCGCAGGCGTTGTGCTGGGGTATATCGTATTTACATTAGCCCGTTTAAACAACAACCAAACGTCTGTAGCCGATCACTGACAATTCTCGACAATTAATCCAATCAATTACCTGACTAACTGTTTAAACGCTGTTTGTGTACAAGTCCCTGAACAAGTCGCATAAAAAATCCCCATGAGCCGAAGCTGATGGGGACTGGGTCTAGACTATCCAGACAATTACTTGGGTAATAATTAGGAAACATACCCCTAAAAACGTACCCTTTATTAATAAAATCATGCGCCGGTCATCTTCATGCCATGTGCCAGACCTGTATGCCTTGTCTCTGCCTCGCTTTGCGTTTAAATATGGATGCTGATCTTTAGTTTCGTCTCGCTTCATAGCTAGTACTCCTCTTCGCGTTCTATCAAAGCCGTGAACAACCACATGCCACGGTCACCACGGTTACCCCACTTCCACTGCCTTCTAGAATCCTCAAGCAGCTTGGATGCCGATGCTATGCCCCTCTTAGCCTGCACCTTTGTCAGGTAAAGATAGGCTGCATCGGTATCGGCTGTCCTCAGATTCAATAAATGCCTGACTTCACATTCATGCCGGAACTTCTCAGTGCTTTTCATTGCTCTTGACCCTAGCCTCATCCAGCGTGTCGGACAGGTACATCATGATCATCTCTTTGCTGACCCCTGCCCTGATGCTGGCGCTGGCTATGAAGGTCACCATCACCGGGATGATATCGTCCAGCGACTCACCGTCTATCGCTGCATCAATCTTCTCGATCAACTCCATAAAGGTTCTGCTCATGATTGCCCCCAGTAACAGTTTGAGTAGGTTGATATCAGGGCAATGGTCAGCGCAATCACCAGCACCACCAGATACCCAGTCACCCCGTCCTGTTTAAACTCATCGTTCATGTTGCCTCCCTCGTGCGGTAGGCAAACCAGCCCCCGTCCCGGCGCTTCCAGATCGTGTATTCAGTCCCGACCCTGAGCCGCTCTCCGCAGCCTTCTGCGTATTCTAGGCTACAGAAATACCCCCGCACCCTCTGGGTATCGATCCTCCTCCCCGTTGTTACAGTGTAGTCATGCCCTGTTTTGAAATGCTTCATGCTTCCTCCAGTTGATGTTCGCGCCAAATATCTACATAGTGATTGATGGTGTCCCAAGTCACGCCATTGCTGGCATCATGCCTATGCTCCATCTCCGCCAGAATTTCCCTAGCATCATCATCACTCATCGGGGCGTGGTCACCTCCAACACAGCCTTGTACGTCAGAGATATGCCATTGCAAAGATATCCAATCTGGTGAAAGTGCTAGATCAAGTTTATTCTGAGCTTCCAAGACAGTGACATCATCGGGTACGTTTAAAGTTATTTGTTTCATACTTTCTCCACGGTGTAATGGTCTATCTTAAAATCAACGCTGTCCCAGCCGCACTCCGCTGCGATCTCCGAGTCAGCGCAATCAGTGTAATAAAAACAAGTGAGCTGATTATTCGCTATCTTACAGTCTGCCGACCACTCAACGACCTCCCCATCATCCTCGCCCGTGGGCTGGCAGCACATGGACTCCACCAATTCCACAGCCTGCTCACCAACCTTAGCCACAGCTTCGCCACGGGTCATCTTGATATTAGTCGCGCTCCCAAGGTCAAACGGGTTGCTCTCAATCAGGTATGGGTTCATAGCGGATACCAAGTTAGGATCGACAGGCAAGATACGGTGAAAATCCAGCTAATCCAAAGCGATTTTGTAAAGTTTGTCATACTGCCTCCAGTTGTTTAAACATCGGGAAGGATTTCCCCCAATGCCCCGGAGGGCATTAGGTGAGAACCTCACAGCTTCTTGCGTACAGTCGTGAGCAGGGCATTAAACGACTTCTCTGCCAACTGCGATACATCTCTCACGCATGTTGCATTCACAAACACCTTGGTGACCTCGTCCGTTGCGATCCCGATAGCGATGATCACGATCCCCAGCTTGTCTGCCAGCTTCTGTAGATGGATCAGGTGATCCTTAACATACCCTTGTGCATCGGTCAGCAAGAATAGAATCTTCCTTCCTTCCGGTCTGCGATGCAAATCCTCAAGCTGTACAGCGATAGCCGAGTAGTCAGGGGTGCAACTGCTGGCGCACTGGTTGATGCCGCCCAGCGCCGTTGTCGCACGTTGTGGTGACACGCCCCACGGCTTGAAGTCGATCAGATGCGGGGTCTCAACAACAGTGCCGCCCTCAAGGATTGTAGGTAGCGAACCCCTAAAGCCTGTCACTGCGAACGGTACACGGGCTTGCTGTAGCACCTTCGACAGGTGTATTGCGACAGCCTGCGCCGTAGCGATGCGGGTGACCCTCCTCTTGCCCTCGCCGTGCCGATCATTCATCGATCCAGAGCAATCGATCAAGATCGATATCGCGCTGGTCTCAGCCTCGACCAACTCCCTGCGAGAGAAGATGTTGCTGCTACCAGCCGCAAACCTCGTCAGCGCTCTACGATCAAGCCTGCCTGACTCTTCCCGGCTCGACCAGCCCACAAAGTCTAACGACTTGAGCAACTTCCTCAAATTGTTTGAGGTAACTCCCAGTCCGCTAGGCTTGTGCGCCAGCACTTCGCTGTATGTGTAATCGCATTGTTCTTTGTGCAGTTCCATTTTATTCTCCTAGTAGAAACGCAGTGATTCCCTTGTGGGCTTGCCGATGCTGGGTCTTGGTTGAAGCTCGTCAGCCAAAGCGGTCAGAGGGGTGAAGCGACTGGAGATCTTCTCGTCAGGCTCAATGCCCCGACCAATCTCTTCGCTCTCGCCATCTGGGTGAGGGTCATCTTCGCCCTTGCCCTGCCCCTGCCCCTCGCCTTCGCCCTCGTCTTGCCCCTCGCTTTCGTCTTGCCCGTTGCCCTCGTCCTCTCCCTTGCCCTCGTCCTCGCCTTCGCCCTCACCAGACTCTGGCTTGCCCTCTGGCTTGCCCTTGGGTTCTGGCTTGTCTTCGGGCGGCTTCTCTGCCTGCGTCTTCTTCAGCCTGCGATACAGTTCAATTGCAATCTTCGCAATCTTCTCCGTGTTCTTAGCCTTCTTTGCAGCAGTCAGCGCCCAGCGTAGATCGGCAGCGTAACGAGACTCATCGAGGATAGCAGGAGCGTCAATGTTGTAGCCGTTTAAACGCCGCCCTTCGATAGCCAGTTGGAACGGGATGTTCTTAAAATCGTCCGGCTCGACGTAGCCATCTTCCAGCACGTTGTTGACCAGCGACTCAAACAGGGCGCGGCTATTAGGTGCGTAGCCTGACTTGATCACTCGCAATTCGATCCTAGGATCTTCAAGCCCATTGATCAGGTTACCGACATATGCGCCATGCTTCGCCCGTGCCAAGTCCCAAGGTTCGTTCTGGGTGAACCAGATATGCCCCAGTTCATGCAGCACATAGCCCAACAGGTCGTTGAACAGCACAACTGGTACGTCCTTGGTCTCGTCAACCGCAGGCAGAATGATATGCGCTTTTCTGCCATCGAACCGAACACCAGCAGTCTTCCCAGTCCATACGATGTCCAACGTCCAACCAGTCTGACCGGAGGCGCTTAACACCCGTTCGAGTGTAGCCTCCAACCCTCTTTTCGCATCAAGTGCCAACATGATTAACCTCCCAGTGATTGTTTAAACGCTACGATATCGATCTGAGCATTGAATACCCCACGCAACTCAGGCTCGCAGTCAGCCGGAAACTTGTTGATGATGGCGTTCACGAAAGCCTGCTCAACAGGCAAGCCCTTCTTAACAGCCCTTGCCCATGCAAATAGTTGGCGCAGTGACGGAGGCTGAGTCAACAGCCCTGCCCTTGCTTTCTCACGCGCTACACCCGCAAACTGGACGATGGCAATCGCGGCATCCAAAGGCAGAGCCGTACGGTTGATAATTAAATTACATTCATCAGCCGCAGACAGGTACTCGAAGCGCAGAGTGAAGCTGAAGCGGTCAAGGAAGGCGCTATTCTGTTCACGCACCCCAGCAAAATTGCCAGACGTATCGCCGTGTCCGTTACTGTTATCAGCACCGAAGAACACTACATGGCTTGCGACTGGAATCCTTTCGCCTGTCTCTGCAATGGCAATGGCACGATGAGGACTGCGCTCACATAGACTGTGCAGAATCGACACCGACTGCGCTCTCGCAAACCCGATCTCATCTAGCAAGATGATGCTGCCGGGATGCTGAATGGCTTGGGTTATTATCCCCGCCTTCCATACCACAGAAGAGTTCTCAATCGTGTTACCGCCAATGAAGTCGGCACGTTCCAAAGCCTCGTCAAAATTGACCCGGAAAAGCCTCCGCTTTAAACGAGCCGCTAACTGGGTCACGAACTCAGTCTTGCCAGTACCACGCTCACCAGCCAACCAGACATTGTCTGGGAGGACATCGTCCAGAGCGATTAGACTCTGGTGTAGGTGCGATGGGTTGAACACATAGTCATCGACCAACTGGGGGGCTTGTGGATCGCCCCAGACCCCTACCAGAAGGTCACCGAAGTCCACGTCACCGTAAGCAGTGACCGGGAAGATATCGCCTGCCCTTGTTAGCTTGAATGCCCCCACGGCATTCGCCACTTGAGTCAGCTTCTCTGGGGTCACTTCAGTACGGAACTGATCAAACAGGTTCGCCAAGGACGCTTGAATATGAGCCTCGTCCGGCTTGCTGATTGCTGCGACACGGGTCTCAAGCTTGCTCGAAAGCTTGGAAAAGTCTGTGCGTAACTGGGCAAGAGCCGTGCCAACATCCGCACTCGTTCTGCCTATCACTGCAAGAGCCGACTCGACCTGAGTAGCTGCACCCTGAGCGGTCGCACTGATAGCGTTCACCTGTTGGCGCAGAGCATCATCTACAACAGCCCCAACGGGTTTGGCTACGGATGCCCTGATCTTCAGCACCTGATCGAGTTCGAGCCTGCCATGCACTAGCAACTCAGTCACAGAGTGCAGTGCGCCTGTCTTGTCAGCAATTGGCAGAACACCAGCCTCCTCTTGTGCTGCATTGAGTTGACCCAGTGACAGTAATGCTAGTTTAGCTTTTAAGTCTTTCATTTTGATTAGCCTCCGAGGTTAGATTACAAATGTGCTACGGTCATTTGGACAGATCGGCAGACCCTGATCAGCCCATGTCTTGGTGATGCGTATCGTGTATCCACAGCTTGGGCAGCAAGCCTTCAGCAGTCTGGTTGTCTGCACCTTGCGACCTGACACGTTTAAACGAGCATGAGGATAAGCACCGATCTGATCGAGCAGATTGGCGAACTTCTCGCGAAACACTTGCCCAGCAACGGTCGCAGTCGGCTTGCCTTCAAGCCAAAGCGCTCTAACACAGGTTCTGAAGCGAGTGCCATGACCATCACCATCGGTTGCTGCGTGAGCCAGTTCATGTACCAGCACAGCAAATACATCGACCTGATCATCGACAGTCGGTGAGATCAGGATCTCGTGACTGCCGTCACTGCTGGCGCTTGGACTCCAATGCTCACCGATACGAGCGTTGTTCGCCTTAGCCCTGCTAGATGGAAAGCCGCACGTCACCCGGATTTTGTCCGGCAGCGGAAAGGATACAGAATCAAACACTGGGCGCAGTTCTGAAACAGCCGCATCCAGCCAGTCTTCACGGTTCTTATGCATGTCATCTCTCCAAATTAGTTGGGAAGGACTTCCCGCTATGCCCATAAGGGCATAACGTGACACCCTCTAGTACGGTGCTTCATCAGCCCCCACATTCGCCAACGCTTCTGCATGTCGCGCTATGGATCGCTGCGTGTTGCTGATATATCTAGATATCTCCCCAATGGCTTCAAGTTTGCCGCTGAGGTGCTGGGTTCTGCCGTATCCCGGTAGGGATTGGCTCTCAGAGGCAACCTCAATCTGCCTTTCTAGTTGTGCTGCAAATGCTTCCAGATGCTCTTCAAGTGCATCAAGTACTTGTGCTGAATGGCTCATGTCATCTCTCCAGTTAGTTGGGAAGGACTTCCCCCAATGCCCATGAGGGCATTAGGTGACACCCTCGTGTCACAGAGACACTGGCAAGTCGATGTAAATACGCCCATCGGTGCCGACATACGCCCTTGGCTCCTGCAAGAGCGCATCCTTTACAGCATCCTCCCACGTTGCCCCTTCACCGAACCCGCAAAGCTGACGTAGACACTGTGTGTTTGTAATAAATACCTTCATTTTATCTCTCCAGTTGGTGGGAAGGATTTCCCGCTATACCCATAAGGGCATAACGTGACCCCCTTGGTCACTCAAAGAGCAGGTTTCAACCTAGATTCGCACTCGTCACAACCGTCCAGTGTCGTGAGTCAAAGCGGTTCATAACTGACCTCATCTCGTTCGCGGCTTCCCAGCCTGCTACTAGCCTTGCCAGTCCAGCGGCAGCACCCCGCTGGTGGTTTACTACAACAACGAAACCGAATCGTACCGAGGTTTAAACATGCTGTCACGCTTTATCTGTTAAACAATTGCATCTAAATGACAAGCCATTGATTACAAGCTGTTCTTAGTTTTGGATAGTAGCGAACAAGACAAGCATGTCTCTTTAGAAGGTCAGTGCTATTTGATCATGTCCCTGATTGATAAGGATAATGAGGTGATAAATCACCCCGCAAACCCATTGGAACAATTCGACTTTGACTAGCTGGGAAGGCATACAACAGGATAAGTACATCCTGATATAGATTACCTTGGTGAGCGTCCAGCGCAGCGAAACGGCATGACATTATCTAGTGCAATTCATGTCGGACATTATCTAAGGCAGTTCATGTCGTAGAGATAGCAAACAAGAGGCATGAGACTGGACATTGTCAGAGACAAATAGCCGCTACAAAGTGCTGTACTTGACACGAGCCGTATAAACAACGAGCGTGATAGCTCATGAGTGATGCTATGAGTACAACGATGAGTATGCAAGCATGGCAATACGAGCCAATGACTATCAAAAGGAACACGATAATGACCAACCCAGACAAAATAAGAACGACTGAATCAGGTGCTATCAGATTGACGGATGATGATAGTAGCATCGAAGGACGAGGCGATTCTAAATGCGAAGCAGAACAGCAAACCGATGTAAGAGTAAACAAGAAGAGAACTAACAGAGGCAGTAAAGAAAAGGATTCTGTCTCAGCCCTTACCAGTACTAAGAAGCCGCTCACCAGACTCACTGCTAATCAGAGAGCATTCGCAGAACATCTAGCAGCAGGCATGAACCAAACAGAAGCCTACATCAAAGCATACAACGTGCGAACAACGAATCGGAATGTCATCTCGATCAATGCAAGTCGGCTGGCACGAGACAACAGAATCAGTATGCTACTAGAGTCGTTCACAGACTCAATAGCCGAGCGGGTTGTAGAGGATTCAGTGAAGACCCGGAGGTTCATACTCGAAGAGTTACACGGTCATGCAAGCAATGCAAAGACTGCCACTGAGAAGCTTCGCGCACTAGAACTAATGGGCAGAGCGATTGGAATGTTCACAGACAAGGTAGAGACCAAGGTCGAAGCCATCAGCACTGAGCAACTAAAGAAGGAACTGCGTAACCATCTAGTACTGTTAGACAACGTCAGACCAATGAAGACAGTAGAGATCATCACTGAAGACGCAATCTGTTTAAACGATGATGACCTGTAGAACGAGGCGCAGAGCCATTCTCCGACCCCACGGTGGTGGTATGAGCCTGTGGTGAGCAGGGACTCCCCTCCGTCTATACGCTATGATCCACTCCCTCTATTCCCTATTTTTTATCTCTTACGAACATTTGTTCTCATCTCCGTAGGGGGGGGTATATTATATTTTTCAGTGGCTTGACACGAACACTTGTTCTCACTAACATAGCCATTCCCATATGGGGTATGGAGGCTGATATGAAGAGACTATTGATTGCGCTGTTGGTAGGGGTAGGTATATACACAGGAATGGTAATGGCTAATACAGATGCCTTTGTATGTGTTCCTGATGGCAGGGGTGGTATGTGCTGCTGGGAGACCACAGTAGAAGGTCCGTTTAGACCAGTGAGCTGCTAATGGAAAGGACATTTAACTTGGATGACTTCTCAGTGCGGTTTAAGTTTGACCTAGATAGACCGTATGAGGGCATTAAGGCGTTCTGGGAGCCTCGTATACCTAACGAGGCAGAGATGCAGCACCTGCTTCCCTTGTATATGGACGTTAGGACGAAGTATGTTGTATCGTTGATAGTGCAGCACCCAAGCGTTATAGACGGACTTACATCTAACTGGAGCGCAACATGAAACAAAGTGAGTGTGAAACATGACATGGACTGTAGAGCTTCATATACACAACCTCACTGAGTACAACATAGACGTTGTTAATAACGATGTAGGGGTTGTTGGGGTAATACCTCCTCAAGGTAACTTCAATTGGTCCACTCAAGACCCTAACAATGCTGACGCATTGAGGTTCTGGATAACTCCTAATGTGTATTACATGCAGGGCGGGGTTAACTTTGGACCAGATGCAGGGGTCTATATTGATCGCGGCTGGATGGAAAAACAGAGTATTGAATTGACCGGTGATGTTAATGGTCATCAGTTTGTCCAGAATGGGAATGGAGGGGCAGAGATAGTTCCTTGGAACGGCTTTGAGGGTGGCGGGACTATCAACATGGTCTTTACCTCAGTTTAATGACAAACAAGCAGCTAGAGATTCTAGAGTTCGTCCAGTCCTTTATAAAGACCAAGGGCTTTGCTCCATCCCTGCAGGATATCGCATCTGGTCTGGGACTGAAGTCTAGGTCAAATATCCACAGACATATCCACATCCTAGAGCAAGAGGGGCGAATTAACATGAAGCCCCATAAGTTCAGGACAATCCGAATAGCCCCATCATTGGATGAGATGTTGTCGATATGAAAGAGTGTGGAACATGAGCGACCTCCTGACCAGAGAAGAGATCACTGGTTACCTGAGTATCCTTGATACCCTGCCTGCTGGTTCCCCGGACATAGAGAAGATAGATCAGCTATTCAAGGCAGATAAGAAAGAACGATGCAGGCAGAACTTCCTGCCCTTTGTCCGTCAGATGTGGGGAGCATTCATCCCCGGCAAGCATCATCAGATCATGGCAGATGCCTTTGAGAGAGTCGCAAGAGGAGAACTTAAGCGGCTGATCATCAACATGCCGCCTCGTCATACAAAGTCAGAGTTTGCTTCCTTTCTATTCCCTTCTTGGTTTCTGGGCTTATACCCAGAAAAGAAGATTATCCAAACAGCCCATACCGCAGAACTTGCCGTAGGGTTTGGTCGGAAGGTCAGAAACTTGGTAGGGTCTGCTGATTATCAAGAAGTCTTCTCGACCAAGCTTCAGTCGGACAGCAAGGCAGCCGGTCGCTGGAATACAAACAAAGGCGGGGATTATTTTGCTATTGGGGTTGGGGGTGCGGTAACAGGTAAAGGGGCAGATGTCCTTATCATCGATGACCCTCATTCAGAACAGGAAGCGATGCAAGGAACCCCGCAGGTGTATGATCGGGTATTCGAGTGGTATTCATCCGGTCCTAGACAGCGTCTGCAGCCGGGAGGAGCCATTGTTATAGTTATGTGTATGGTTGGAAGCACCCGTGTGCTTATGTCTGATGGGACAGAAAAGCCATTACGGGATATTTGTATTGGTGATTTGGTGGCAACCTATGAATATGGGGTACTTACCACAGCCAAGATAAACAATTGGCAGTCAAGTGGTATTGATTCCATATATACAGTAAAGACGCAATCTGGCAGAATACTTCAAGCAAACGCGAGGCATCCGTTTCTTGTTGATTTTTCTGGAGGGCGCAAATGGATTCAACTGAAAGACCTAAAGCCGAATATGTTGCTTGTAGCAACGAAGGCTGCAACAGAACCGCCAGATCTCAAACAATACCCGGACTCTGCTCTGCTTGCCAAGCAAGAAGAAGTTACCATAAGAAAAACCCGGAAGCCCCGTACCGTCCAATCGGGCATCATGGGAAATGGAAAGGGAAAGACTGCTGGCACTGCAATTCCCACCCTGCTAAAGCCAAAGGATTATGTGGTTACTGCTATTCAAAGCAGTACCCTCCAGAAAAGCCAACCCCAGAGAAAAGCAGAGCGCGGCGTATTAAACATAGGTACGGAATTACCAGCGAGGAGTATGACCGCATGGTTGCGGAGCGCGGCAACCTGTGCGATGTCTGCGGGGAGCTGCCTTCTACAAAAAATACAAGGGCGCATTGGAACGGGAAGTTATGTATCGACCATAACCATGCCACCGGAGTTGTCAGAGGATTGCTCTGCAATGACTGCAACCTTGCCGTTGGATATGGCAAAACACCAGAAAAATTACAACGAGCCGCTGAATACCTACAGCGTCATTCTGGATAAGATAACCAGCATAACGCCTTCTGGAGAAGAAGAAGTTTTTGATGTTGAGGTAGATAGGACTGAGAATTTCATTGCAAATGGGGTTGTTAGCCATAATACTAGATGGAGCAAAAGAGACTTAACAGGTCAGATCCTTAACAATGCCATCAAGAGAGACTTGGAAGACTGGGAGGTTATAGAGCTACCCGCTCTTCTTCCTAGCGGCAAGCCCTTGTGGGCTGAGTTCTGGAAGCAAACAGAACTAGAGGCTATCAAGGCAGAACTCCCAGTAGCTAAGTGGGAAGCGCAGTACCAGCAGAACCCCACCTCAGAGGGTGGGGCTATCATCAAGCGGGAGATGTGGAAGATCTGGGATAGAGAGAAACCCCCAGAGGTTGACTACATTATCCAGTCTTGGGATACCGCATTCGAGAAAACCAACAGGGCAGATTATTCCGCATGTACAACATGGGGAGTCTTCTATAGGGAAATAGACGGAATTGAACAAGCTAATATTATCGTGCTTGATGCGTTTAAAGAGCGTATGGAGTTCCCAGAACTCAAGCGTACAGCCTATGATCTATGGAAGGAATGGAACCCTGACACCCTCTTGGTGGAGAAGAAAGCAGCGGGTGCGCCGTTAATATATGAGCTGAGAAAGGCAGGTCTGCCTGTTTCGGAATATACACCGGGGAAAGGGTCAGATAAGATAGCGCGTGTAAACGCAGTGTCAGATCTATTTGCATCAGGAATGGTATGGCGACCAGATACAAGATGGGCAGATGAATTGGTAGAGGAGGTGGCTTCCTTTCCTAATGGGGACCATGATGACTTGGTTGATTCAACCACCCAAGCATTGCTCAGATTTAGACGAGGCGGCTTTATTCATCTCTCCTCAGATGAGGAAGATAAAATGTTTATTCCAAAGAAGGCAGCGTATTACTAAGTGGGTAAAAATATCTCTAGAACCAAAAGACCTCTTGGACATAGGGACGGTCAGAGGATATCTATTGTGGCATCTTTATGGAATAAAAAGATTCCTAGAAGACCCAGCAAAATGGTTACGCAGACAACAGAAGCTAAGAAGGACAAATAAATATTTATTAGAACTGGCAAAGCAGAAAATGCCAATGTATGACCCTCCGTCTACAGACGAAGTTAAAGACTTTATCCACCAGTCAAAAAATAGGAAGATAAATCATGGCGATTAGTAAATCATTATATAACCTGCCGGTAGGACTAGACTCTACAGAAGAAGAGGCTGTTGAGTATGAGTTACCAGTAGAAGATGATGGCAGTGTTATTGTAGAAATTAATGTTGAATCATTCGATGACAATCTTGCAGAGGTAATTCCAGAGGCAGATCTGGAATCTATTTCATCAGAAATATTAGACGACATTCGTACAGACGTTAGCTCCAGAAAAGAATGGGAAAGAACATATAAAGAAGGTCTAGAGCTATTGGGATTAAAGATAGAAGACCGTACAGAGCCTTGGGATGGGGCTTGTGGCGTGTTTCATCCAATCCTAGCTGAGTCTGTAGTTAAGTTTCAGTCAGAGACAATTATCGAGACATTCCCTGCGTCAGGTCCAGTAAAGACAAAGATTATTGGAATGGTCACCGCTGAGAAGGAAGAGGCTGCTGCTCGTGTTGCTGAAGACATGAACTATGAATTAACTGAGAATATGGTTGAGTATCGCCAAGAGCATGAAAGGCTTCTCTGGAATCTGCCGATTTCAGGATCGGCATTTAAGAAAGTCTATTATGACCCAAGTCTCTGCCGTCAGGTCTCGATGTTTGTCCCAGCAGAGGACGTAATCGTCCCTTATGGCGCGTCTGATTTGTTCTCCTCGCCAAGGGTCACGCATAGAATGCGTAAGACCCCGAACCTCATCCGCAAATTAATGGTTGCTGGCTTCTATCGGGATATAGAGCTTGGAGACCCCGATACAACCGTTACAGAAATAGAAAAGAAGAAGGATGATGAGGTCGGCGTTAACATTATTGAGGATGATCGCCAGCTTATCTATGAAGTGCATCTTGATTATGATATGCCGGGGTATGAAGACCCAGATGGAATTGCTCTGCCCTATGTTGTCACCATCGTTTCCTCTGGTGAGATTCTATCTATCCGCAGAAACTACCTAGAAGATGACAAGCTACGCGAAAAGCGTATGCATTTTGTCCATTATCCCTATATTCCCGGCTTTGGCTTCTATGGATTTGGATTAATCCATCTTGTTGGTGGATTTGCTAAGTCTGCCACCTCAATTCTGCGTCAATTAGTAGATGCTGGGACATTATCCAACCTTCCGGGTGGATTTAAGTCCAAAGACCTGCGTGTTAAGGGTGACGACACCCCCATAGCACCGGGAGAATGGCGAGATGTGGACGTAACTGGGATGACAATCAAGGATTCAATCATTCCCCTGCCATATAAAGAGCCTTCAGCTACCCTTTATCAGCTTTTGCAGACCATCGTAGAAGAAGGGAGAAAGTTTGCTTCAGTTGCAGACCTGAAAGTAGGCGATATGTCGGCTCAAGCTCCTGTTGGGACGACCCTAGCGATCCTAGAGAGGACGCTAAAGGTCATGAGCGCAGTCCAAGCCCGTGTTCATGCAGCAATGAAGCAAGAGTTTAAACTCCTAGCAGGCATTGTTCGGGATTACACCCCTGAAGACTATGACTATGAGGTGGATGTCTCTGCAGATAATGCAAGAAAGGCTAAGAAACAGGATTACGACATAGTAGAAATCATCCCTGTATCAGACCCTAACGCATCAACAATGGCTCAACGGGTCGTTCAGTACCAAGCAGCCCTGCAACTTGCCACCACAGCACCCGCTATCTATGACCTGCCGCAGCTCCACAGGCAAATGCTAGAAGTGTTAGGAATCAAGAACGTAGAGAAGCTAGTTCCAGTAGAAGATGACATTAAACCTAAAGATCCAGTGTCAGAAAACATGTGTATTTTGTCTGGAAAGCCGGTTAAAGCGTTCCTTTATCAGGATCATGAGTCCCATATTAAGGTGCATTTAAACGCCATCATGGACCCAAAGATGCAGAAGCTGATCGGTCAAAACCCACAGGCTCCTACCATTCAGGCGGCTTTGCAGTCTCATGTCGCTCAACATGCTGGGTTCCAGTACCGGATAGAGATCGAGAAGATGCTGGGCGTTCAGTTGCCTCCGCCGGACGAGCCATTGCCAGAAGATATCGAGGTGGCTTTGTCAAAGGCTATAGCCGATGCCTCAGACAAGCTGCTCCAGAAAGATCAGGCAGAAGCTCAACAAGAGCAAGCAGCCGTTGCTCAACAAGATCCTCTGGTTCAGATGCAGCAGCAAGAGCTGCAATTGAAGCAGGCAGAACAGCAAAGAAAGGCAGCAAAAGATCAGGCAGATCTAGAGTTTGCAAGGGAAGAATTGCAAAGCAAGGATCAATTAGAGCGCCTGCGTATTCAGTCTCAAACAGAAATAGGTTCAATGCAAGTAGAAGCAAGACTCTCTGATAACCAGAAGAATAGGGAATTCAAAGAGCAGGAGTTGCAAATCAAACAGACCCTAGACAACCTGCAGATAAGTTCAGATCTTTCCAAATCAACTCTGGATAGGGAGCTAAAGCGAAGTTCTGCTCAGGCTAAATTAACTTCAGACGCATTAAAGTCAGGAAACGATAGTGGAGCTTAAACATTATCTGCATCGGGAATTGAGTATAGATCAGCAAGGACTGAAGGATACACTCGCCTTCAATCCTGTTGAAGATTTCGCCGCCTATCGAGAGATAGTGGGCGAGATTCGTGGTATCCAGCGAGTGCTAAGACTGTTAGAGGATTTACCTGATGACTGAAGAAGCAAGCAAGTTAGAACTACCGATACCCAAGGGCTACCGAATCCTGATTGCTATACCGAAGAAGGATAAGGAGTTTAAGGATTCGAAAATATTAATACCTGAAGACCAAAGGCGTAGAGAGGAGACGGCATCAATTGTAGGAGTTGTTGTCACCCTAGGTTCTATGGCGTATCAAGACCCTGAGAAGTTTCCAGACGGTCCTTGGTGTGCTGAAGGCGACTACATCATTATGAGGTCGTATTCTGGTACGAGGTTCAAAATCACCACGCCTGAAGGTGATCAAGAGTTTCGCATAATTAACGATGACACCGTTGAGGCTGTTGTTGCTGATCCACGGGTTGTTACCCGCATTTAAAGGAGGAGTTATGGACGAGAACTATGAAACAGAATCAGATGAACCGGAAGAAAGGTTTGAAATAGAGGTTGTAGACGATACCCCGGAGGCTGATAAGGGAAAAGAGTATCGGGCAAAAGGAGATGTAGACGCCTCAGATGATGAGATATCTCAATACTCCGATAACGTAAAGAAGCGCATTAAAGAGTTAAGTCGGGCTTATCATGATGAGCGCAGAGAGAAAGAGCGTCTTGGTCGTGAACAGAACGAAACAGTTGCCTTTACAAAGCAATTAGCCGTAGAAAATAAACAACTGAAAGACCGTCTTTCTGCTGGTGAACTAGAGCTTGTAGAGTCAAGCAAGCAGCGCACCGCATCTCAGATGGCTCATGCAGAGCGTGAGTACAAGGATGCTTTTGAAGCGGGTGATACTGACCGCATTATTGCAGCCCAAAAACTCTTGTCGGAAAATGTTGTTTATAAAAGGGAACTTGACAACTATCAACATCAGTATCAAGCCCCTTTACATCACGAACAAAAGGTAGTAGAAAGACAACCTGAGATTGTCCCTGATGAACGCACCCAGCAATGGGTTGAAGAAAACGACTGGTTTGATAAAGACTCAGTTATGCGGGGCGCAGCTTTTGGAATACACGACGATCTGGTTAAGACCGGATACGTTGCAGGTTCAGATATCTACTTCGAGCGCTTAAACGCTCGCATCCGGGAGGAATTCCCGCAAAAATTCGGGTCCAAGAGACCTGCCGCGAATGTTGTTGCTTCTGCTTCTAGAGGTACAGCGGGTACTAAAAAAATCTCGCTTACAAAGTCTCAAGTCGCTCTTGCTAAACGACTTAACCTTCCACTAGAAACTTATGCGGCTTATGCTGCCAAGGAGCTTAACAATGTCCGATAGAACCCCACGGGATGTAGTAACACGCACAACAATGGAACGTAAAACGGCTTGGACACCTCCGTCTTTACTTCCAGTTCCAAGACAAGTAGAAGGCACTTCTTATCGCTGGATCAGAAAGATGATGCAGGGACAAGTAGATGACCGGAACATGATGTCTAAACAAGAAGAGGGCTGGATTCCTATTAAAAGAGAAGATCACCCGGAATTGCAGTATTCGGGTAGGACTACAGGACTCGTCGAAACAGGCGGATTAGTACTTTGCAGTATGCCTACGGACTTTGTGAACCAGCGGAATGCTCATTACCGCAAGATCACAGATGCCCAGACAGCCGCTGTAGACTCTAATCTAATGAGAGAAAATGATCCTCGTATGCCTCTTTTCAGTGAGCGCAAGTCGTCCACAAGCAGAGGCAGAAGAGACTAAAGGAGTATTTAAATGGCTTACCCTACTATAAATGGACCTTATGGGCTAAAACCCATAAACCTGATCGGTGGACAAGTATATGCTGGAGCCACTCGTCAGATGGAAATTGAACCAACATACGCTACTAACATTTTTTACGGTGATTTTGTAAAAAGAGTTGTTGGTGGATTTGTTGAGCTTGATGACGGAACAACCGCTAACACCCCTGTCGGTGTGTTTCTTGGTTGCACCTACGTCAGCGCAGTAACGAAACAGCCAGTTCAATCGCAATACTATCCAGCTTCAGTTTCGGTTCAAGCAAACACCGAAATCTACGCTACTGTTGCAGATGATCCTGACACCTTGTTCCAAGTCGCAGTTTGCTCAAGCGGAGTTGTAATGGCTACCGTTACGCAAAATGCAATTGGCACAAACATGTCAATTCTGGCAACCGCTGGTAACACAGCTACCGGAAACAGCAACTTTTCCGTTCTAAGCTCCTCACCAGCAGCTACCAATACGTTCCCAGTACGGGTTATCGATGTTATTCCTGCAACAGCTCCTTCGGCTGGCAACTACGCTGAAGTAATTGTTAAGATTAACTTCGGTATTCATCAGTATAACAATGCAACAGGTTTGGCTTACGCCTAAAAGGAGTTACTTAAATGGCTGCTATATCACGCGCACAACTGCTAAAAGAGTTACTCCCGGGGCTGAATGCCTTATTTGGTTTGGAGTACGCTCGTTACGGCGAAGAACACAAAGAGATTTTCGAAACAGAAACCTCTGAGCGTTCCTTCGAAGAAGAAACAAAACTGGCTGGCTTCTCAGCAGCACCTGTCAAGAACGAAGGCTCTGCCATCGCTTACGACAATGCTCAAGAAGCTTGGACCTCACGCTATCAACACGAAACTATCGCTCTTGGTTTCTCGCTGACCGAAGAAGCAATCGAAGATAACTTGTACGATTCTCTCTCAGCTCGTTACACCAAGGCTTTGGCTCGTGCTATGGCATACACCAAGCAAGTTAAGGGCGCGAACATCCTGAACAACGGATTTTCAGGTTCTTACCCCGGTGGTGACAATGTTGCATTGTTCAGTAACGCACACCCATTAACCGGTGGCGGCACAAACAGCAACATTCCAGCCACCCCTGCTGACTTGAACGAAACGTCCTTGGAAGCGGCTGTCATTCAGATCGCTGCTTGGACTGACGAACGTGGTTTGCTGATCGCTGCTAAACCTCGCAAGTTGGTTGTTCCTCCTTCACTGATGTTTGTTGCAACCCGTATTCTGGAAACAGAACTGCGTACTGGAACTGCTGACAACGACATCAATGCATTGAAGAACAACGGTTCGATCCCCGGTGGATATTGTGTCAATCACTTCTTGACCGACACCGATGCATGGTTCCTGACCACAGATGTACCTAACGGTCTGAAGCACTTTGTGCGCTCACCATTAGCTCAGTCGATGGACGGAGACTTTGATACGGGCAACGTCCGCTACAAGAGCCGTGAGCGTTATAGCTTTGGCTGGTCAGATCCTCTCGGAATGTTTGGTTCCGAAGGTCAGGCATAAGTAGTATTTGTGCTAGTTTGGGGGACTTCGGTCCCCCTTTCTTTTGTCCCTTGACACTGTTTATATAAGGTGATAAAAAGATAATAACCAAGAACCTCGACTCATACAGACTGGCTTGGCAGACATTATAGAGACTGTATGGGCATGTGCTATAACACAAAGGAAATATATCATGGCAAAAACTACTTTTTCGGGACCAGTGCGGGCTGGATATCAAGGCGGAGACGCAAGCTCACAAGGACCTTTAACTCCAGTTACTGTTAACTCTGGTTCAATAGTTGAAATAAATACCGGCTCCGGAGCGTATGGTTTTTATACACGCATCGAGCCAACCACAGGTTTTGGTTCTAGCGACTATCAACTTCCGGGTGAAGCATATGGTGTGTTTGGGCGCACTCAAACTGGCGCGCCGTTTGCTACAACCCCTACAACAACTTTTAACCATATTACCGGCGTAGCTGGTAATTTTGCGGTTATTGGTTCATACGCTAATAACGGTTTGATGTCCGGTGTAATGGGCATTATTAATACCAACACTTTATCTGGTGATGCCGCTGTTATGGCATTTATGCAGGGTGACTCCGGTGTGACAACTTGCCGCGCAGCGTTTGGTGTTGCAATGGCTCAAACCACAGCAGGTTCTGGCTTTACATACGGTCTGGACTTGAAGATGCAAGACCCTATTGCTGATGCTGGTGGTCCTTCTGGAGTTATAGCCTACAAAACGGCTGAGATTCGCCTAGCTAATGATGCTGCCGCTGCTCCTGTTGTCATCAAGGTAGGTAATTTTGTTGATGGTGCTGCTTCTGGTGTAGGCAAAGGTTCGTTAGGTATTGATTCTACCGATGGACTATTGTTTGTATCTGATGCTTCTGGCAACTGGCAAGCTGTTACTGTCTAATGCTGACTCATGAAGATCCAGAAGTCGCTACGATTGTGGCGCTTCTGGAAGCCCAAAGAGACTATGCAATGGGACATGCCGCCAAACTTGCTAAAGAAAATGCTGAGTTAATAGCAAAGATTAGCAGACTTGAGGCATCTAAACCGGCATAGTCTCACCCTACAGGAGATTGATCATGGGTATGCAATATGATGTATTAGCCTCGTTTCCTTTGACGGGAGATGGGCAACTAGAGAACCAAGCGCAAGAGAGCCTTGGACGGATTCGCATAAAGGCTATTTACGGAACTTCTGGAGCTACCGCTGGGACCATTTCTTTTTATAATGGCACAAGCAATTCCGATCCTTCAGTTATTCTTCTTCCTACCCCAGCCGCAGCAAATCAAGGTGCATTCTTCTTGCTTATCCCCGGAGAAGGAATATTGGCTCAGGATGGCGTATATGTAGACACCGGAACCGCGGCATCAGTAATCGTTATTTACGGGTAAAGCATGGAACCGCAAACACTAATTAACCTAGGGGTTGGGGTTATTCTGACAATAGTTGGATGGCTCTCTAGACAACTCTGGGATGCGGTAGAAAGAATGAAGACAGACATTAAGAATATTGAGATAACACTTCCTTCGCATTATGCGAGGAAGGATGACATCCAATCTAGGTTTGATAAAGTTGAAGTGATGCTAGAAAAGATCTTTGACAAGTTAGACCTTAAACAAGATAAGGCATAAACATGGCAGACCAAGCCGCATATACCGCAGGATTGAATAAATCGACTCCATCAGAAGCAGAACGCGCAGAGATGAAGCGTATCCGTGATGAATATGCAATGGATAGGGATACTAACCTTGGGTACGAGAAGGCTACACGGGCTACCCCTCCTGCTGGCATGACTCCTGTTGGTCCTCCACGCAGTCAGCCTATTCGTAGAGCTAAGGGCGGGATGATCTCTGCATCTAAGAGAGCGGACGGTATTGCCAAGCAAGGTAAGACCAAGGGACGGATCATATAATGGCTGATTTCTTTAAAGATCAGAGAGAGGGTCGGGATTTTAATAAGCGTGTAGATAGGTTGGCTTTAAAAAGGCAAGCCGAGGCTTCAGGGTATCCCGGACCTACGGATGAAGAGTATCCAATGAGATTTGATCCAAGGGGTGCGCTTAGGGACAAAATTTCTGACCACATGGAAGCTACTGGCAATAAAGCTCCTTATGACATTCCTTCAGCGCAGAATGAGATCTTGAAGGAAACAAACAGAAAAAATATGTCAGCCGCACGGGACAAGGACGCTCTTAATGCTATGAATAAGCGGCAAGGAGAGAAAGATGCGATGTTCAAAGATCTTTCTGAGATAGCGGGTAAAACAAAGAAATATAAAAAAGGTGGATCAGTCAAGTCATCAGCCTCTAAAAGGGCTGATGGAATCGCCACTAAAGGCAAGACAAAAGGCAGGATGATCTAATGAAGGCTAAGAGATATGATATGGGTGGGTCTGTAAGTGGCGGCACTCCTAATCCGTCTCCATTGCTTTCTATTAACGCACCTGACAATTCAACACCGGCTCAAAAGCCGGGGTTCTTGAGCGTAGCTCCACCGGTCGGCATGAAGAAAGGCGGATCAGTTAAGGGTGTACGGGGTGGCGGGATAGAATCAAAGGGCAGAACAAAAGGAAGGTTCGTCTAATGGGTGCTTTAGCTAATATGGGATACGGCGCTATGCTGGGTCCAGATCTCCAGAAGAAGATGACCAAGCCGTTTGATAAGGCATTGTCAGCTACAGAGATGGATGAGCCTAATAAAGAAATGATGAAAGAAGCCGGATACAGGAAAGGCGGGTCAGTTTCTAAAAGGGCTGATGGAATCGCCACTAAAGGCAAGACCAGAGGGAGAATCGTATAATGAGTACAATGCAGCCTCTCTTTGGTCAGTTGGCTGGAGTATCCCCTGCAGCCCCTGTAGCTTCTCCAGCTCCTCTGGCTCCATATGACCCAGATCCTTACTACGGGACAAATACCAAGACTCCTGCAGCCACGCCTGTGCCTGTAGCCACACCTGCCCCTGCGGTCGCTCCTGTAGCTCCTCAGCAGCCTCAATTCAATCCGTTCATGCAAACCTATGGACAGAATAGAACGCCGCAGCAACAGATGTTTAATCGCTTCCCGCAAAGCTTTCAGCAGCCGCAGCCAGTTGCACAGCCTGCTCAGGGTCCGGTATACGCAGATCAGAGTTTAAACGCTCCGGGCAGTCAGCCGCAGTATGGTAGGTTTGGTCAGCAGCGTGGGTTTATGAATCAGAACAGAGGCGGATATGACCGTCAACTTGATCAACTAAGGGGTCAAGGTCAGTATGGTCAGCAAGGATCGCAAGTGGCGTTTATAAATAGCCTTCTAAGGGGTCAGTCGCAACTACCCGCAACTGGTCAGCCAAGCACCCCGCCAGTGGGCGGTAAGGGTGGGGGATCATCTCCAACAGGTTCATAATAATGAAAAAGGCTAAGATAGCCATAGTAATGAGGGAGTTTAAAAAGGGGTCACTCAAGTCCTCATCAGGACAGAAGGTGACCAATCCGAAGCAAGCTATCGCTATCTCTTTAAGTGAAGCTAAACGAGCAGATGGTGCAGCTAAACGTGGTAAAACTAAAGGACGGACTCTATAATGATGAAAGCAAAAATGATGGCTAAGGGCGGTATGCACAAGATGCCTGACGGTAAGATGATGAAAGACTCAGCCATGAAAAATTTGGCTAAACATGCTGCTAAACCTGCTTCTAAAGCCCACGCGGGTCTTAGAGCTGGTGGCATGGCTAAAGATGGAATGTCAGGATTCCCAATCAAGCGCAAGGGTCCGGTAGATAAAAAGACTGTTGCCAAGTTAGCCAGCAAGATACTGGACGCAAAGATGGGAGCTGCGCCAATGGTTTCTCCAATGGCTCCTCCAATGATGTCTCCGGGAATGAAGAGTGGTGGCTCAGTGTCTAAACGCGCTGATGGAATCGCTCAACGGGGTCGCACCAAAGGAACAATGCTTCGCAAGGGTGGACGGGTCTGCTAATGTTGCCAAGCCGTGGAATGGGTATTATTAGCCCAGCCAAGCTCCGTAAGATCAAGAAGCGTGATGGGGATAACCCTGTCACGCTGTATAAACACGGCGGGGCTATAGGAAAGCAGCCTAAAGCTAAGTGATCAAGTGGGCTGAGTACCGAAAAGAATGCGGCAACGTGTTTGATTGGATAATACGGGCAACAGAAGAACGTAGAGACATGAAGTCTATTGAGGCAGAACGCTTCAGAGAGCTTTATGTTAAGAAGCCAATTGTAAATAAGAAGTAACTTATTATAGAGACTCTATAATGGCTAAGAGCAAAGTTAACGCTGCTGGTAATTACACAAAGCCTACCCTTCGCAAGAAGATTGTGGCTCAGGTAAAGGCAGCTGCAACTCAGGGTACTGGCGCTGGGGAATGGTCAGCTAGAAAAAGCCAATTAGTTGCAAAGAAATATAAGGCTGCTGGCGGCGGCTATCGTGACTGAACCAATAAAGACGTGTACCGATTGCGGGGAAACTAAACCAACAACTGGTTTTAGAAGCCGTGGTGGTAAGATGAAGCATCTTCTAAAAAGTTATTGCAATACATGTTTATTCAAAAAGCATCGAGCTTGGACAGAAAGTAACCAAGAGCGCGTTAATGAGTACCGGGAGCGAGACCCGTGGACTCTAGCTAAGAGATGTGCAAGGCGAGGTATAACGCCAGAAGAATTAGTTGATAGGTATGAAAGGCAGGAAGGTTGTTGCGCTATTTGCAATACTGGAATTACGCTTACAGATAGTGCGATTGACCACAACCACCAAACAGACGAATTTCGTGGGATATTGTGTAAACAATGTAATCGTGCATTAGGGATGTTTAAGGATAGCCCCGCAGTTTTACGCAACGCCTTGGAATACCTTGAAGCATTTGGGAGTTATGGCGATGGCACTTAAAGCCCCACAGAAATCCCTGAAAGATTGGAGCGACCAGAAATGGCGTACTAGGTCAGGGAAGCCCTCCTCTAAAACAGGAGAGCGTTATTTACCAGAAGCAGCAATAAAGGCTTTAAGCCCAGCAGAGTACGCAGCAACTACCCGTGCAAAGCGTGCAGGCAAAGCAGCAGGTAAGCAGTTTGTAGCGCAGCCCAAGACTATTGCAAAGAAAACGGCAAGGTACAGATAATGGCTAAGACTCCCGCATGGCAACGCAAAGAAGGCAAGTCTGAGAAAGGCGGTTTAAACGCCAAAGGCAGGGCTTCATATAACGCAGCCAACCCAGACAAGCCCGGGTTGAAGGCTCCGCAGCCAGAAGGTGGAAGCCGCAAGAAGTCATTCTGTGCCAGAATGTCAGGAATGAAAAAGAAGCTGACATCCGCTAAGACGGCAAATGATCCCAATAGCCGCATAAACAAAAGCCTTCGGGCATGGAAATGCTAAATGACCACATCAGGCACAGCATCATCTAACCTAGACCTCACCAACATCATTGAGGAAGCGTTTGAGCGCTGCGGGGCAGAGCTACGCACTGGTTATGATATCCGTACAGCAAGACGCAGTTTAAACCTCCTGACGGTCGAATGGGCTAACCGGGGGATAAACCTGTGGACGATTGAAGAGGGTGAGATACCGTTAGTTCTTAATCAGGTCTCATACAATCTGCCTGTTGATACGATAGATCTTCTAGAACATGTAACAAGGGTAGGAACGGGTTCAAGTCAGCAGGACTTGTCTATAACCCGTATTAGCGTATCTACATACGCAACCATCCCTAACAAGAACTCAACTGGTCGTCCTATTCAATTGTGGGTTAACCGCCAGTCAGGAGCCACCTACCCAATAGGTGGCAGACCAGAAGGCACAGACCCCACTACTGGGGTGGACCATCCGCAGATCTATGTATATCCAGCCCCAGATCAGAGCAATTACTACACGTTCGTATACTGGCGCTTACGCAGGATACAAGACGCAGGCAATGGTATTAACACCCAAGACATACCCTTTAGGTTCCTTACCTGCTTGATTGCTGGCTTGGCATACTACCTTGCTGTCAAGATAGCTCCAGACCGCATACAGTCCCTAAAGGACCAGTATGAGGAACAGTGGAAGTTTGCTGCTGAAGAAGATAGAGACAAGTCTCCAGTGAGATTTGTCCCTCGCAGGGCTTATATTTGTGGGTAATAGGTTTGCGTCCGCCAAGAACTCGATTGCAGAGTGTGATCGATGCGGATTTAGGTTCAAGCTAACACAGCTAAAGGCTTTGATCATCAAGACAAAGCAAGTTAATATAATTGTTTGTCCTGAATGCTGGGAACCGGATCAGCCTCAGTTACAACTGGGGATGTATCCAATTGACGATCCGCAGGCTGTAAGGAATCCTAGAAAGGATTTAAGCTATTTGCAGTCTGGTAATAGCGGGTTACAATTGGTTAATGGGTCAGGAACGGCTGTTGATGAAAACGGCTATCCTGAAGGCGGAAGTAGAATTATCCAGTGGGGCTATGCTCCTGTTGGAGGTTCTAGAGCAAGCGATGTGGGGCTAACACCAAATTACCTAGCTTTATCATTCCAGCTAGGAACAGTAACAGTAGTCACAACTTAGGAGTTAATATGAAGATTATAATCGCAGCTGGTAAGCCTTCGGCAGGAAACTCAGTTAAGAAATTCAGCAAAGGCGGAAAGACCAACCTACAAATGAAAGAGTTGGGTCGTGGATTGGCTAAGGTTGCTAATCAAAAGGTCTCTTCGTTCAAGCACAAGAACTCTGGGAGCAAATAATGGCTATTCCAGAAAAAGCATCTAGCGTTAACCCTAGTCAGCCAAAGCCTATTACTGGGCTGTCAAAAGAGGATCTGGGTAATAACGGATATCCAAACAATATCCCTAACACACAGACCATGAAGACCCGTGGTACTGGAGTCGCCACTAAAGGCACTGGTCACTCGAAGAAGATGGGCTAATGAATTACACGGAACTATCGCAGACGATTAAGGCATATTGTGAGAATGAGTTCCCACAAACAGTTAGTAGCTTTACGTCTGCCCAACAGATCAATACATTTATTGATCAGGCAGAGCAGCGGATATATAACAGTGTTCAGTTCCCTTCCATACGGAAAAATGTCACTGGGGTATTAACCGCTAATAATCAATATCTGTCAGCGCCCGGAGATTTTCTGGCGGTTTACTCAATGGCTGTTATAGACACAGTCACTGATGCATATGATTTCTTGCTTAACAAGGATGTTAACTTCATACGGGCTGCTTACCCTATCAAGACAGATACGGGAAAGCCGCAATACTATGCCCTGTTTGGACCAACAACCACTAACGATGCGCCACCTATCATAACGAATGAACTGTCATTCATTCTTGGACCAACCCCTGATTTAGCCTATGACGTAGAGCTTCATTACTATTACTACCCTGAATCAATCGTTACAGCAAATACAACATGGCTTGGGGATAACTTTGATACAGTCTTGCTTTATGGCGCAATGCTAGAAGCAGCAGCATTCATGAAGTCAGACAAAGACGTTATGGAAAATTATGTTTCTCGATATAATGAAGCATTGGCATTAGCTAAACGTCTGGGTGATGGAATGGAAAGACAGGATACTTACAGGTCTGGGCAAGTACGGATACCGGTTAAATAATGCCATTTACCGGAAACTTTACCTGTGACGTATTTAAATCAGGAGTTCTCGATGGGAACTTTGATTTTGGTGTTGGCACAACAAACGTATTCAAGATAGCGCTGTATACCAATGCATCAACTCTTGATCAGGATACCGCTGCCTATACAACCGTTGGCGAGGTTGTAGCGACTGGGTATACTGCCGGTGGCAATGTTCTGTCTCCAACCTTGAGCATACTGGACGGGACCGCATTTATCACCTTCACTAATACCTCATGGACAAGCGCATTGACCTCTCGTGGAGCGCTTATTTATAAGGTTGGCGGTGCATCGGTTTGTGTTTTAGACTTTGGTTCGGACAAGATCTCAACTACGGTATTCCAAGTAGAATTTCCAGCCGCTTCCAATACTTCAGCAATTATTAGACTTTCATAAAGGAGTTTCAAATGATTTCAAATAAAGCAGTTTCTGTAGATAAAGTAGGCGCAAGCGTTCTGCTAAGTGGGACGACAGTTTCCGCCGCTGGTGGCGCTGGCGTATTTACAATTCAGTGTATCGACAAAGACGGCAAACTGAAATGGGAAGAAAAGAACCCAAATCTGGTTGTTAACGTAGGTCTTCAAGACATGAATGACAAGTACTTTTCTGGAGCTGCCTATACCGCAGCTTGGTATCTAGGTCTAATTACTGGTCCCGGTCCTGCAACCATTGTTGCAGCAGATACCTTGGCTTCACATGCTGGATGGACTGAGTACACAGACTACACTGGCAACCGTAAGGCTGTAACTTTTGGCTCTGCAACTGTTGCCGATCCTTCAGTTATTGATAACTCAGGCGCACCTAGTGCGTTTGCTATTACGGCTCCCGGCGGCACTGTTGCTGGCGCATTCCTTACTGATGTGGCTACAGGTACATCAGGCATTTTGTTCTCAGCTTCTGACTTCCAGTCTCCCGGTGATCGTGCTGTAGTTGCTGGTGATACTTTGAATGTTACTTACACATTCAGCCTTGACGCTGCATAAGGAGATATAAAAATGGCAACTAAATTTACCAAAGGTCAGGTTGTTCAAGTTCTTGCTGTTACCCCACAAGGTCCAGTACAAGCTCTCCGTATGACTGAAGATGGAGACTTCTTCTACCATATTGAGTGGACTGATGCTGACGGCGTTTCACAAAACCGCTGGTTCCCAGAAGCCGCCTTGACAGAAGCGTAATGTGTTTGGAATCTCATCATTTGCGGCTGCGCCATTTGCGTCACTAACAGGGGCTTTTCTAAACGCTGAAGTTAGCGAGTCAGCCTCTGCTTCTGATGCTGTATCAAGTGCTGCAACTGCAAATCGTGAGATTCAAGAAATAACAACCTGTGCTGACGCGGTATCTGCACATGTTGATCTAATATCTTCCATACAAGAATCAGTTACTGCTGACGCTCAGTCAGTTGGTTATCTAAGCACAAGCCGTTCTATTGACGAATCTGCTACCGCATCAGACTCTATTGAAGCAAGCCCTGCCATTTCTGTATCCATAATTGAGTCAGTTACTGCAACAGATGCAGTAACGGCATCCGTTGACCTCAGTTCTGCGATAGATGAGGCTGCTACAGCCTCTGATCAAGTATCAGCCCTCCGTGAGCTACCCGGATCAATACAAGAATCCTCTGCCGCATCCAACCAAGTGTTATCCGTTGTTGGGTTTGCTTCGGACGTTGCTGAGACCGCTACTGGCACAGACCAAGTCTCTGCCATTGCTATATTCTTAAATAATATCAATGAGTCAGTTACTGCGACCGATACAGTCGAGGCTCTCGCTGTATTTGAGACTGCGGTTGATGAGAGCGTTACAGCAGCAGATCAAGCAAGTTCAAGTGAAGACTTTGCCTCAGCCGTTATAGAGAGTGCCACAGCCGCAGATCAGGTAGACGCAACTCGCAGTTTGCCCGGAAGTATTGCAGAGTCGGCGACTGGAAGTGAGCAGGTCTTTGCGGCAGCTATATTTGCTGCAGATGTCCATGAGCTAGTCACTGCACAAGATACGGTAGTAGCAGTAGCTACATTTGTCGCGGCTATAGATGAGTCCGCCTCTGTTTTAGACTCTACTTTAGCGGCTCTAGACTTTGCGGTAGCTATAAATGAGTCAGTAACGGCTGCAGATCAGGTAAGCGCAGAGGAAGTATTTGCATCGGCTGTAGCAGAGAGCGCGGTCGCAGAAGATCAGGTCTTCTCAGCAGTGAGTTTAAACGGAGCAATAGATGAGTCGGCTACTGGGCTAGATGAGGTCTTTGCTCAAGCGGACATGAACTCGGCGGTTATAGAGGTTGTCTCTGCTTCTGATGCTACGGCAGCTCAAGCCACATTTGAAGTTGATATAGCAGAGCAGGTAGCGGCATCTGAGCAAGTAATTTCTGGGGTAGACTTCAGTTCAGAAATTCAGGAAAACGCTACAGCAGAAGATCAAGTCGCTGCAATTATTGAGATCAATAGTGCCGTGGATGAGAATGCTACAGCTCTAGATGAGGCATCTGCCCTAGCCTACCTTAACGGATTTATTAGTGAAGGAGCTTCTGCTTCTGATGCCATTGAAAGCATGGCGGAGTTTCATTCGAGCATACAGGAGCTAATTAGCGCCACCTCATCCACAGCCGCTGCCGCTGCTTTTGCAGCTTTAATTGCAGAATCTGCCGCGGCTTCAGATTCTCTTGCTAGTAGACTGCTCTGGGAAGTAATTGATACCTCAGAATCTACCACTTGGGATACAATAAATAATTCAGAAAGTACTGCTTGGGGTACAATAAATACTTCAGATACAGGCGGTTGGCAAGTGATAAAAACTCAACCATAATAGGAACATATGGCACTCATCTTAGCTGACAGAGTAAAAGAGACTTCCACCACTGCAGGTAATGGCACATTCACGCTTGCTGGGGCTGCTGCTGGCTTTCAATCCTTTGCTGTAGTTGGCGATGGAAATACTACCTACTACTGTATCGCAGGACAAGGTACTAATGAGTGGGAAGTAGGCATTGGAACCTATACGTCTTCCGGTACTACACTAGCCCGTACTACAGTTCTATCTAACAGTTCAGCAACAGAGCCAACAGCTCTAGTATTCTCCGCTGGGACCAAGGATGTATTCGTTACTTACCCTTCAGAGAAGTCAGTCAATCTGGACGCTTCAGGTAATGCAACTGCATTAGGTACTCCGGTAGCCTTTACAGGTACAAACATAACTGGCACTGCGGCAGGTCTTACAGCAGGAGCCGCAACGGTATTAGCTACGGCAAGGAACATAGCAGGTGTGTCTTTTGATGGCTCTGCTGCCATATCAATACCATTAGAGAATCTATCTGATGTATCAATTGGCACCGCAGTGGTTAACCAGTTGCTTGGATATAACGGCACAGCTTGGACTAATGTTGCGCCAAACCCAGCCTCAGCGGGGACGGGTGTTGTATTTTATAACGCCACTCCAGTTATAACTGCGGCAGGGGCTGACAACGATGTAGCTATTCTTACCTTTGCGTCCATCCCGGTAACAACAGCAGAGCAGGTCATTACAGGAACAGCAGTTAGCAATACTGTGCTTTTCTCTGCTTTTATCACTGCTGCTCTGAATAGGCTTATATTTGATGCTGGGATATATGACTTCACAATATGGGCTGGTGTAGATAGCATTGCTAGTAGTTCTGTTACAACCATTACTAGACAGATATATACAGCCACTCCATTTGTAGTTGGTACTGTAACTACCACAGGCACAGGATCAAGCCGCACAGCTACAGCATCATCAGGAACGCCCTTTGCTACTTCAGTGATAGATGCTTCTGCTACAAATACAACTGCATCATACTTACAGACCCCGCAAGGTCTGTACCAGATAACCGCTAGAACCTCTGACACGGTAGTAACTATTACTACACCTAGCGGGTATACAAATGAGTCAGCAGTTGCTGGCACTGTATGGAAGAAACTGTTTGGGATTACTACCCCAGAAATAACATCTATATCTCCTAACTACACCGTGTTTGATGTGGTTACAACTCAGCCATCAACAGTAGTAACTGCTGCAACAAAGATGGGTATTCTTGGCTTTGTTACTTCAGATGCCACTAGGACTATATCGCTTACCTACAATGGCGAAGATAGAAATACCCACGTTAATACGCCTCTGGCTAATCTACATAATGACTTGGCTGGATTACAAGGCGGAACTACTGCGGAGTATTTTCACTCTACCTCTGCTGAATATACAGGCACAGGTACTGGAGTCTTTGTAAGGGAAACAAGCCCTACTCTAGTAACGCCAGATCTAGGCACTCCAAGTGCGTTAGTAGGCACTAGCATAACTGGAACGGCGGCAGGACTAACTGCCGGAACCGTGACAACCAATGCTAACCTAACAGGCGAAGCCACCTCTGTAGGTAACGCAGCCACCCTAACCAACTCAGCGGTTATAGGCAAGGTCTTAACTGGATACACATCAGGGGCAGGTACGGTAGCTGCTACAGATACTATTCTTCAGGCAATACAG